AGGAAACCAACGACGTCTGTTGTAGGGTGGAAATGTTTTGATATAACCAAACTTTTTGCCAAAGCTGCCTAGTTTATCTAGGAACCCGCCAATAGCTGGGAACGCTTCAAAGTATTTATTAATCAGGGCTTCAGCTGCCTTTGTATTTATATCAAGAGTATCCGCAAGTTTATGTGGGCCCATACCGTAAGCTAGTCCAAAGTTAATAGTCTTAACATTTGTACGTAGTTTACCGTGCTTAGGACATTTACACTTGCTTTTGTTCTTCATATAACTACAGTCATCTTCAGCCGCATCTATCCACTCTTGTCCGTATACAAGATCAGCACACACACTGTGTAAGTCTTGTCCTTTTTGAAGAGCTTTAATCCATACAGGATCACTAGAGCCAAATGCAATTACATTAAGCTCTTGAGAAGAATAGTCACTGCTGACGAAACACCAGCCGTCAGGAGCCAAAAAGCAATTACGGAACTTATTATCCGCAGGTATCTGTTGCATGTTTGGCTTCTTGGATGCGACCCGTCCAGTGTCAAGTATTTGATTGAATTGCGTATGTACTTTACCATCGCTTGAAACAAATTTAAAGAAGTCTTTACCGTAAGAAGTAGCAAGCTTCATCTTTTCTTTGTATTTGACATACAAATCAATGACTTTGTGCTTACGTCTGTACTTGTACATTTTCTTACCGTTAACATCTTCTAGTTCAGGGACTAGTTTTTGAAATACTTTTAGAACTTGTGTAGGGCTAGTCCACTTGACCCCAACTTTACGTATATCTTCAATAGGAGTAAACAAGTCACCTTGAACATGAGTTAACACAAAGCACGACAACTCTGGGACGATTTTTACCAGGTCATCTAATTTATCTCTCATGTCCAAGGCTTCTTGTTCGCTTGCACGTGCAATGACCTCCCAAGCATCTTTATCAATATCAATACCATTGTATTCAATATCAGAGAATGCTAACACTGCACGGTTTTCAAGTTCTACTACACTCTGTAGTTTAAACTCTTCTATCTTAGGCAACTGTAGCTTACGAAGCTTACATAAATATTCTACATCTTTGGCACCATATACTATCTGGTCATCACGATAAGCTTGGCCGGATAACCCTATAAATTGGTTTCTGATTTCCTTATTTAATTCTACATTTAAGTAGCGTTTACAGAGGTCTTTCAGTCCATAACCTATGTGACGACCACAAGATAGTATTCTTTCAACCAAAAACGTATCATAAACTCCATCACATTCTATACCTGACCACTTTTTAATAAACTTGTAGTCAAACTTAGCATTGTGAAATATCTTTATAATAGCAGGCGATTCTAATATATTTTTTAAAGGTGTAATATCAATAAACCTAGTGTCTATAACAAACTGCTGATGCTCGTCCCCAATCTGGAACATAATCATCTTCTTGCAAGTAAAGTCAAATCCTTCAGTTTCTGTATCAACACCTAGAACTTCTTTGTCGTGGCAATAGTCTACCACATTTTGAATAGTGCCTAGCTTATATGAGTCGCTCAGACTTGTTGTTTGCGTTACTAATGTTATCATCTGTTAGTTCTTTTAAGAATGTATCACTAAATTGTACTAGATATGTAGCATATGTTGTGGATACAAATTTACCTTGCCATTCTAATTCTGGCTGACCTTGTTGCTCAGCTGATCTAATCTTATGTCTTAAGGTTTCTATCTCTCCCTCTTGAATAGCTGCATATAACTCTTTCATCTTTCCCATTATTTATATATTGTTATTGGTTCTTTCTTTATTTCTTCGTTCAGTGCCTGCTCTATATCTAATAATCTGTTGATAAGAAGTCTATGCTTTCTAACCAACTCACTACTAGAATCATATTGCTCTAGCTTAATTAAAGTGCGCTGTACGCTGTGTATAAGAAGAGATACTTCTCCTCTAGTTAAAGTAGTATTCTGCATGATAAATAGAATTAGACAACAAAGGGGCACAAGGCCCCTTCATTATCAATTAGTATTAACAGTCTATTGATTAGGCTGTCTTCTTCGTAGTCTTAGTAGACTTCTTAGCTTTAGACCCTACAGGTCTTCCACGTCTTTTGGTTTTGGTTTTAGTCGTGGTAGTAAATAAGTCAATAGTAATCTGCTTTTCAGTTACTGTGACATTATGAGATGCAGATACTGTAGCTACTACCTTACCTGCGCTTTTTATTAATGTATTCATTTTCAATGATTTAGATAATTATGTATAAATATTCTTTATAAAACTTTACAAATATAGTAAATTTAGGTATACCAAACAAATGATATACCTAAATTATTTATATTATCCTAGGTTTAATCCTGCAACATCTGCAAACTTATCCAAGGCATCTGCGTTTTGTACAACAGCAGTGTCTGTCTTCAAGAATGTTTGCTCTGCAGCTGTGTCACCATAACATGATACAACTTGTGCATTCATAAATACTTTCTTTCCATTGTGTAGCATAACTTCACCATCTTTACCTTTGCGCTTGCAGCGGTTCTCTGGATCTTCAGCTTGCCAAGCGTTAGGCTCTGTAGATTCAGTAATCTGAACTCTAGCACGAACAACTTCGCCATCAGGACTAGCTACACCAACAACAGTTGGATTAACAATGTTTAGTTCAACATAATTCTTATCTCTTTCAGCATCATGTTGCCAGCTATTAGCTACATGGTTAGGATCAATGTTGAATAATGGGTAAACATCTTCAGGTGTACCAGTCAACCATGCACGGTAGCCTCTACGAGTAAATCTTACATCTGACTTGTTGGCAAGATATAATAAGTTTACACCTGCACCACCACCACTTCTGTATGGATTGTTTACATTTTCAATAAATTCTAGCTGTACTTTGTCTGAACTTGTAGACCAGATTCTGTACAATAGTGTATCATTCTCATTTAGAGTGGGGATACTACCACTGTTCATCGCATTTGTCATTTCTAATGGATTAAAAAATTAATAATTAAGTTTGTCTATGTCTATAACATCGTATTTTGCACGACATAAGTCATCATAAGATATAGCTATCTGTCTAATATCCTTCTGCCCAATGCATTGAGAATAAAAGTCATGAGCTTCTTCACTATTACCAAAAACTGATGTTCTTTGGCAAGTGTGATAGTTTAGTGGCACTGTAGTGTCACCCGATTCATCGCAACTGTAAGTTACTGTCCAAATTAGTCTTTCATTTTCTTTCACTTTCTTTTAGATTTAATAAATTAGTAATTATATATTGTGGTTAGCAATGACACACTTTCAGCAGTGTCCTCTGTTAATTATAAAAAAGAGAGTACAGATCCTAGTCTTATTTCTGTATTTCACCGCTTCACTTGTATCGGGATGGTGGTTATGTGCACTAACCAACTCTCTTTATGTTACTAATAACAGGTCAGCAGCCGTTTTTCTCGATGTTACATTCCCCTTTGAGGCACCTCTACTGTTCGTCACTAGTTCTAGAAGGTTATCACTAACCACTAGGCTTATTGTTACACCTGTTATTATATTATGTCAAGTGTATCCGTAGGACTACCTCTCGTAGGTATATTAAGCAGTAGCCACGACTGGCCTTGCTCCCCCAGGATACATTGCTTGATTATATCTCGTCCAACCTTTAGCGTAAAGCTTATTCAGTTAGTGAAGGAGCATCCACCGAGATTGTATTATTATACTGAATCCAAATAGAATCAGCTTTGTAATTGTATTCTGACCACAGTTGGTCAAGTTCATAGTCGAGCTTAGCACGCTCAAGACTACGTGTTGTACCACAGCTACCTAGAGCTATGATACAAATAAGTATAATTAGATATTTCATCGTTTCATTTTACAATGTGATTTTACATATCCATTTCCTGTCAATGTTTTCGGTGAGGAACATGATGTTAACCACACCGCAAGGACAAAGAGTACAACTAGTACTCTTAAGTCCTTGAGGGTATAATTACTATTCATTGTCTAAATAGTGTTTGTAACTCCAGTTGTCCATCTTTGTCTGATACATCTCAGATCTTTTGATGAACGCTGCAGTTAGCATTATTGTAACAGCTGTTGCGCAGCCGTACAAAATTGAAGTATTAACAATAGCGAATATTGCAAGTATTATAGATACAATACCTGTAAGAAACGCTAACAATTGATAGCAGAACTTTAGTCTGCCGTAAGTATAATAAGACATAATATATAACATTGGTTGATATAGACACTTTACAGTGTTTCGTCTATTGAAGACTCATCAGTATATCTTTGTTAAAAACAAGCCCAGACTCTGCGTTGACATTTAGTCATCGGTATCCTTCCTTCCCTTCCGTCTTACGAGTGAGGCTATTTTGTACGGAGCAACAGGATTGAATCTACCTTGTAGTTCAACTGCCTCTGTCGGCACAGGTGATCAAACCTGCCTGTCATAAAGAGATCGACCACTCTATTATGTTAAGCTCCTGTAATCTTAAATATCTTTAAAAAAGCCTTTTGTCTTCTTGCTTAGGAATACGTCGAATATCACGACCTTTCTATATATTTTGATAATGACACATAGTGTTTCGCTTAATAAAAGCTCATCAGATTATCTTTAGTATGGATAACTATGGAATCTAATTCCCATTATCCAGTCTAGCCATTCGCCTTCGTCCATAATGATATATAATGTAATGGTTAATAATGACACTAAATGTGAAAGACCCACAAAAGTGGTGAATGCAGTCTAGTTGACACACTCACACACTAATGTTGTGTTGATAGATAAAGAGTATTACAATGTAATACCCTCTAGCTCTTTTAGCAATGCGTCTGCTGTCTTCACAACCTCAATATCGAAGTTATCTAACTTACATACTGCTAAATCTTTCTCAAGAATAGAACCATCTCCAAATGGTAGCTTGGTGCCTTTCTTGTAAATGTCTAGCAATACATTTTGTCCTGAAGCTGGACGCTCTGCTATCTTAAAGGAAATCAGTCCTTCTGCTGTCTTTGCTGTAGCTCTGTAGTATGTGTTGCCTTCATAGGAACGAGCTACTGAACCTACTACTACACCTGCAATGTTCTCTTGCATATCAATAGTTTTGTGTACCCGGGGGTACTGTTAATACTCTACTTAAGGTGGGGTGTGTTTCATAATACCCCTACGCTCTCAAAGATTTTGGTAGTTAAAAATTTTTTAGTAGTTTTGCATTCAGAAGCACACAATACGTGTATCACCCCAGAGGGCCGAGAGGTAGTTATGGGGTCAGACGTTGGATTGTAGACCTTAAATAAAGGTTAGAGTTTTCTCCAATAGCTTCTAAAAAGGCGGATATAGCCAACGGTTAGGGCACATTACACAGAGGTAGGTGTGATGAATTAACATCAGTTTTAGTGTCCTTAGGTAGTCCAAAAGACAGCACTGCCAGCGGTAAAATTCCAACTGAAATAGTCAAACGCCTAGGGGTGTGGTGTATCTATTAGTGAAGTTCTTTACAAAACATTTGGATTTATAAAGTATTTTGTTATACCTTTGCAGTATTAACCAAATTATAGAAATAATGGCAAAGGAATTTACATTTCAACCCTTCGGAGCGTGGATAGTTGTACCACGTCCAGACTCAAAAACTACAGAGTCAGGAATTATCTTAGACGATGCAACTGCAAAAGCATTACAAACAAACATAGTAGAAGTATTGGCGGTAGGCCCGCAAGTTACGCAATGTAAAAAGGGTGACAAGATTATGGTAGACCCAAATACAGAGGCAATGCTGATTCATATTGATGAAGTACAGTATTTGTTTGTTAGTGAGTTTCAAGTATTAGGTAAATTCTAATGAAGCTCCCTGGCACAGTTACAATAAATCTAGACGACTACTTAGAGTTGATAGAGCATACGCAAAAAACAAATGAATTGCGTGATTCTACAGCTAGAGCAGCTAAAGAGATGTCTGTATTCCTATCATTCCTGTGTACCAGAGATGATGTGGTTGGTTATATAGAAGAATTTAACAGACAATCTAAAACAGCACAGATAGTTGTGGAAGATGGTCGAGCTACAATAGAATTTAAAGATGATAAAAACAAAATTTCAGACGAGTAGTTGGGAAGAGCTTTTTAGATTGTATGATGAATTTGAAACAAAGTTAGAGATGTGGTCAGAAAAAAATATAAACTGTACATGGGACATACAAGTCCTAATAGGTGACCATGAGTATACACTAATAGTAACAGTAATAGATGAAAGCAGCGAAGAAAAAGAATAAACGTAGAATATACATAGATGGTCAACCTATGAAGGTAGAATATGCTGTGTATGAATTATTAGAAAACCAAAAACTAAAGATAGAGCAGTACGAAGCTATACTTGCTGCCTATCTACAAGAAAAAGAAGAAGCGAATGGAACAGAAGATAACGATTAACGTAAACTCTACACTTAAGTATTTACAGTTCTGGAATGGTGTGTTTAATCTGACATCCACAGAGCTTAGAGTTTTGTCAGCACTTGTTGATACTGCTAAGGTATTAGAAGATCCTAGTATATGCTCTGCAAAAGTTAAGAAGGAAGCTGCAAAAGTACTAGGCTTGTCTGACTTTAACACTTTGAATAACTACGTAAAGAAGATGAAAGACAAAAAAGCTATACGTAAAGAGAATAAAAACTATATACTTAATAGATTACTAGATTTAGAAACTGTAAAGGTAGAAGTAAATATAAATTGGAATGAGTAAAGATGAAATGCCAAGTTTATGGCAAATGGCAAAAAGTTTTAGTAGAGATCTTACTAAGTATGTAGCAAACGGGTCACCTAATGTGTCTGAAACAGATTACACACAAAGGTTATCTGACTGTAACAGTTGTGAATACTTGGTAAGAGATAAAATGAGGTGTGGTAAGTGCGGATGTTTGATAGAGCATAAAGCAAAATGGAAAACAACTACATGTCCTATAAACAAATGGAAAGCACAAGATAATGGCGAAGTCAAAAAAGGAGATAATACAAACACTAGCGACAAAGTATAACTTACCGTTAGAGAAGATAGAAAGAATTGTAAACAGTCAGTTTAAGTATGTGGCTAAAGTTATGTCAGGAGGTGAATTTGACTCTATTAGGCTACCATATTTTGGAAAGTTTCACTCTAAAAAAGAAAGAAGAGATATAATAAATGGAATTACTAGAGATAGTCGATAATGTAGCAGTGCCTTCTCCATATGCTAAAAGTATTTTGGAGTTCAAGAATCTGAATGCAAAAGAACTTGCATATGTTTACTTTATGTGTGATCATAAGTCACCGTATGCAGTATATGATTTAGACTCTAGACATAATGAAGTAATGTTAGGTGTATATGGTAAAGAATCTAAAGCATCTACAAAAGTGCAAGCGGCTTGTGATGTATATAAAAAATTAAAAGAAACATCTGCAGTAAAATTACTAAATGCTGCTAGGTCATCTGTAATAAAACTACAAAAGTATTTTGAAACTGTAGATCTTACATTAATGGATGATAATGGTAGACCTATATTTCATGCAAAGGATTTGGTTGCCAACTTATCTAAGATGGGGGATGTAGTAAATGGATTATCTAAATTAGAGGAGCAGGTTGCTAAACAAGAGCAAGTTAATACAAATACACGCGGAGGAGTTGTAGTTAACAAATATAGTTCGTAGATTTGGGTTATGGATTTTTTAGATGACATGCAAGATTACTACGATTCAATGAATAATGCATATGATTTTGTAACTAGAAGAATAACACTTGACGATATATTTGAAAAAGCAGAGCAATCTGGTAGAATGGAGGAGTTTTACCTACCGTTTGACCCTATAAGCAGTGATGGCAGAGATGAAGCTACGCTAGATCTGTTAATAGAACATTTTATAGAAACAGAAGAGTACGAGAAATGTCAAGAGTTATTGAATTTAAAAAAGAAGTATTTAAGCGCACCAGAGGACTAGCTCCAGCTGCAAATAAGTACTTAAAAAATGGTTACTATACAGATGCATTACCAGGAACAAAGCCTTACTTTGAATATTGGGATGAAGAGAGACGTAGATGTCTGTATGGCTACACTCACAATGGTGTAACTATAACAGGTAATCATTATTTTTATCTAAACTACTGCCCCATTGACAGATCTGTTGATGAAGAACTACCAGATGGTACAATTATAGCGCGAAGAGAGCGTACATTCCCAGCATTTTACGACGGAGATTGGAAATATTTCTTATCAGTAGATAGATGTAGGAGAGAAAACAAGCATATGACGGTATTAAAAGCACGTCGTAAAGGATTTTCTTATAAAGCTGCTGCTATGCTTGTACGTAACTACTTTCATATGCGTAATAGTAAAAACTATGTTTTTGCAGGGCAGAAAGAGTACTTGATTGGGGATGGACTACTGTCCAAAGCTTGGGATATTATGTCATTTGTAGATGATAATACAGCATGGACGCAGCCAAGACTACGAGACAGAGAAATGCACAAACAATCTGGGTACAAAAAGAATGTAAATGGTGCACTTGTAGAGATGGGAATGAAATCACAAATTATAGGCGTGTCACTAAAAGATGATCCAGACAAAGTCCGTGGTAAGGCAGGTGAACTTATATTTTTTGAAGAGGCTGGGTCATTTCCAGGACTACTAAAAGCATGGGAAGTTGCTATGCCAACAATGCGTCAAGGTAGTAAGACATTAGGTACAATGATTGCATTTGGTACAGGTGGTACAGAAGGATCAGATTTTCAAGGTATGGAAGAGCTATTCTACAATCCAGATTCGTATGACTGTTTAGCTTTTAAGAATGTGTGGGATGATGGTGCTATGGGCACAGAATGTGGGTACTTTGTGCCAATATTTGAGAACTTAGAAGGGTTTATAGATGATGATGGTAACTCTTTTGTAGATAAGGCTATAGATTTTGAAGAAGGAAACAGGAACAAAAAGAAAGGTACTAATGATCCAAAAGCATATGATCAGTATATAGCAGAACATCCTATGTGCCCGGCAGAAGCTACATTACAAGTATCTTCAAATCTATTTGATATATCATCACTACAAGAGCAATATAATAAGGTAAAAGCAAACAAGCTACATGCTATAGGTACTGCAGGTAAACTGTATTATGGTAAAGAAAATAGAATAAAGTTTGAGCCTGATGGAGATGCTAGGCCAATCCTTCGATTTCCACATCGTAAAGAAGATAATCTGGAAGGAGCCATTGTTCTCTACGAAGGTCCTTATAGAAACCAGGAGGGACAAACTCCACATAACCTATATCTAGTTTGCCATGACCCGTACGGACAAAACCAATCAGCAGACTCCAGTTCTCTTGGTGCTGCGTATGTGATAAAGAGAATAAATAATATATCAAAGCCTGATGATTTAATTGTTGCTAGCTATGTAGGTAGGCCACACACGCAGGACGAATATAACAAAAATTTATTTATGCTAGCTGACTATTACAATGCTAAGATAGGATTTGAGAACGATCGTGGTGCTGTAATACAATACGCAAAGCAGCACAGAAAGTTACACAGATTACAGGAAGAGTTTGAGATGTTAGATAAGAAAGAACTAAGATCTAGAAATGTAAAACGTAACTTTGGTATGCATACAACAGAAGCTAGGAAGAGGCAGGGTGAGTTGTATATAAGAGACTGGTTGAACGCTGTAAGATCTGATGATGGAGATAAGGTAACACTTAACTTACATAAGATATATGATTTAGGTCTTTTACAGGAGCTAATAAAGTTTAATCATAAGGGTAACTTTGACCGTGTAATGGCACTGATGGTAGGGATGTACCATACACGAGAGTTATACAATGCGGAGGTTAAAGAGATACTAGAAGATAATGCATCAAACGATTGGTTTGATAAGAATTATCGCTAGTGTTATATATATAAATAATAGTTTAAAATGTATACACCTCGTTAATGTGTGTATAAAAAATATTAATTTTGCAGGATATGTATCTAGGGGGAGAAAAAATACCGCAGCAAAAGCTGCCTTTATCAAAGAAAAATAAAAAGTGGAAAGAAGCTTGTGTTGAAGCTTTTATCGACTTATCTAATCAAGGTGTATCTAAGAGAAGAGACTACATCAGAACACTGTATGACTACTACAATGGTATAATTGAAGAGGAAGACTATCGTTACGTTCTTGCCCCATATGGCAAGTCCCGCAATAATTTCCCCTCTAAAATGCGTAACTATCCTATTATCAAGCCTATCATTGATCTTCTATTAGGTGAGAAGTCTAAACGACCTCTCAATTATACCGTAGCAGTCCTTAACGAGGATGTAGTATCTGAAAAAGAAAAAGCAAAGCAGATGGTGTTTATGCAAAATATGCAGGCACAGTTTGCTAATAAGATGATGCAGATGGGTATTGCTCCTGAAGAAATGCAAGAGCAGCAGATACAATTACCTGAAGATATATTAAAGTCTTTTGAAAGAAGTTACGTAGACAACAGAGCTATTATAGGTCAGAAGTCTATGAATTACATAATGCAAAATGCAGAAGTGTATGATAAATTACAGAAAGGCTGGTTTCACTATCTAATATCTGGAGAAGTTTACACAGAGAGAGGTGTTCGTAATGGAGAACCTTTCTATGATATACTTAATCCTCTTGACGTAGATTACGACAAAGATCCAGATCTAGAGTTTGTAGAAGACGGAGACTGGGCATTAGTTCGTAAGTACGTACATGTCTCAACAGTAGTTGATCACTTCTATGACCTACTAACACCCGAACAAATACTAGAGCTAGAACAGCCTAGACAATCAGATATTGATTCATACTTACTATTTAGACGAGCTGAAACATCTAAGGATGAGAATGCATATAGAAATAGATTGATAGAAGTTGTAACAGTATACTGGAAATCAAGAAAACGTATAGGATTTTTGACATACCCAGATCCAATGACTGGTACAATAGAGGAAGAGATTGTTGATGAAAGTTTTAGAATGCCTGCAGAAATGAAAGCTATGGGTGCTAAAGTAAAGTACACTTGGGTAAATGAAGTATGGCAGGGCACAAGAATAGATGGTAGAATGTATGTAGATATACATCCTGTATCTAATCAAAGAAACACAATGAATGACCCATCTGTTTGTAAGTTACCTATAAATGGTAGACGATATTCAGACATAAATGCAAAGAACATATCTCTAGTGTCACTAGGTATACCCTACCAGTTGAACTACAACATTTACAAGTATAGATTAGAACTAGCTATTGCAAGATCAAAAGATATTATAGCACAGTTTGATATTAACATGATACCAAAGAAGTGGGACATGGATAAGTTTATGTACTACGTAGAAGGTACAGGTATAGCGTGGGTAGATTACAACAAAGAAGGTATTGCACTAAATCCACAGCACCAGTCTGTATTAGATATGTCAATCAAGACTATATCTCAATACATTACTTTGCTAGAGTCTATACTAAACGAATGGGAAAAGCTATCTGGTGTAAACAGACAAAGACAAGGTAGTGTAGGACAATACGAAGGTAAAGGATCTACACAGCAAGCTATTGTACAATCTTCACATATTACAGAAGATATGTTTAGAAAGTTTGAGCACTTAGAGCAAAGAGACTTACAAGCATTACTTGACTACTCTAAAGAAGCTTGGTTGACAGGTAAGAGCGGGGCATATGTAATGCCTGATGGAACTGTAGAGTATTTAACTGTAGATCCGTTATCACACTTAGAAGCAGACTACGGTATATTTGTAACTAACTCTGGTAAGGAGAAAGAAAAGATAGATACTATCAGACAAATGGCTCAGTCTATGATACAAAACGGAATGCCAGCATCTGCTATGGCAGACCTACTAGAACAAGAAAGCTTTACTGAGATTAAGCATAAGCTGAAAGAAGCTGAGAAGTCTATGCAAGAATTACAGCAGCAGCAACAGCAAGCAGAAATGCAAGCTAAGCAGCAGTCAGAACAACTACAAGCTCAAATGAAACAGCAAGAGCTAGATAATGCAAATCAAAACAACGAGCTTGATAGAAAGAACAAGATTGATATTGCAATGATACAAGCTGGTATGGCTGAAAGTGCTGGCAAATTTAATCTAGAAAAAGCTATGATGGATCAAGAAGTTAAGTCACAAGAGGTTGCTATCAAGGCAAAAGAAGCTGATGAAGATGCTAGATCTAACAGAGCTAATGAAGAAATAAAAAGGGAAGCAAACAAGAAGCGTAAGAGTTAATGACGAACGAGGAGCAGATGCAGGTCTTGAAAGAGGCCATCAAGTCAAATTATAAAGGCAGTCTTGCTGAAATTCTACAACCTCAACAGCAACCGCAAGGTCCTGAAGGTGTAGCTATGCAGCAGCAGATGCCTGAAATGCCTGTACCCCCAGCATCCCCTCCACAAATAAACCCTGCAAGCGCACGACCTCCTGTGCAAGATAATCAAGGACACTTAGTACAATCTTATCAAAGTGCACCTCCTGGCCTGAGAAACTTACCATCAGGACCAGCAGAAGGTATGCTTATACAGAAGATGGAAAAGGGTGGTACTAAAGATCCTAATCCTAAGCAACCTACAGGTTATGATGACAAGCCAGTAATATCTGAAAGAACTTTTGACGCTTTTAAAAATCTTGATGTAGTAAAAGATTCTTATGAATTTATTCCTAACATAAAGCCACATGAGATGCAAAATTATGTTGAGTTTGATGGCAAACTAGTGTTTAAATCTGATCTTGAAGAAATTCAAAACGAAACCTATCAGCAGTATTCAGATAAAGCAGCCAAATTAGAGTACGTAAAACCTCTAAGTGAAGAAGAATTTGAGCAACTACAAGCCAAAAGATTGAGTTATCTTTTTGATCAAAGAAGGCTTGATCAAGAAAATTTTGTAGGTAGTGATATACTAAATAACTATGAAGATTTTAAAGATATTCCTGAGTACTCAGACTATACATGGAAGAGTGGTAGGGAAATGACAAATGCTCCAGTCTACAAAGCTATGGATAAGGTGCTTCCTGCACTCGATAAGCTTACTGACGCAGAAGTCCAAGAGTTTACACGACTTATAAATACCTTAAGCTCTCCATATACAGAAGCAATGTCTGAAAATGAAGATTTTGGACAAGGTGATGCTTTTAAAATTCTTATGGGTCAAGACCTTTCTGGAATAAAAAAGTATAGAAAAAAGATGGGTCTTACTAAAGGGGACATTTTGGATCTTGTGCAGCCTGGTAAAAATGCTGGTGTAGCTACCAAAGCTCTTGCCTCATCTGCAAAGGCAGTAATAAGACTTAAAGACTTTAAAGATGGGGGTCCTCGTAGAACAGACGGTCCTAGAGCTATACCAAGTAATGAAGGTATGACGGGTATGATGAAAGCAAAGATTGCCATGGAAAATGAATTTGGCAATAACCCAGCCATATCTCGAATGATAAAGCCAACTGATAAATCATATGATTTTGGTGATGGTAGAACAGGAACTCATCATATGGGTAGCTATGGTAAGTCTGCTATACCAAACATACAAGATGTAGGTGGTAGTTTACAATACACAGGTCCTAGAACAGATGAAGCTATTAAGTTTGATCGTGAGCAAGATGCAAGATACTTTGCAGAAAAATATAAAGATGTAGCACCAGCACTTCGTAAGAGAAAGAGCGGAGGGTACAAACCAAAATATCCACAGAAGTTTCAAGAAGGAGGTAATGACCAAGTTACTCCATATGACATGGATTATGTTACATATGGAAGTAAAGAATATAACAAAGCATATAAAGAGGGCAGGGTAGCTAGCACTACTTATGATGAAAAGGGAGAACCAACTCTTAATATGCAAATGCTTCCAGAGGTAGAGATTGTAACAGAGAGAGGCTCAGGTCCTTCTACCTTAGAATCCGCAGCATATGCACAAGAAGTTAATCCTGTAATACGAGGTGTTCAACAAAGCGGTAGAGAAAAGGTTGCTTTAGCAACTTTAGGGTTACCGACCGCTGGAATTATAGGGGCAGAGTTAGGGCTAGGATATGCAGGTCAACAGTTAGTAAGATCAGGTTCACAATCTGCTTATACAAATATATTAAAACCAACTGCCCAAAAGTTAATAGCTCCTATAAAAAGGTATGGAACTAAAGCTGCAACAGATTTTACTAATATTATGAGTAAATCTCCTGCTGGTCAAACTTTAATGCAAACTGCTAAATCAAAAACAGGGAGTTTATTATCAGGAACATATAATACAATGAAAGGTATGGCGGTTCCGCAAGCATATGGTATTATAGCCAATCAAGCGCAAAGTGAGATTAAAGGTGAAGGAACTGTGGATAACAGGCTTCAAGCTTTTAAGAAAGCAACAGATGTTGTTCCTCAACTAGCAAAGATTAAAGATACATTTAAGATAGGTAAAGATTTGTATGATAAAGATTATGATAGTGCAGCTTTAAGAACTGTATCTTTATTAGGTGATAAAAATCCTTTGGTTAAATATGGAACTAAGCTACTTAATAAATTTACAGACACTGATTTAGTTGAATCTACGCCAGAAGCAGCAAAGAACGTCGGAGGCAAAGTTATTGAAGGAGTCAGCACAATTAAGCAAGCATTAACTCCAGAAGGCAAACTGATTGCTGGAAATAGATATGGAGGATACAGAAAAAAACTTAGAAAAAAGAAACGCAAGTGATATATAATAAAGACATATCCAAAAACTTATATGTATGTGATATTACTTGTATAATTAACTATTTTTGTAAAAAATTAATATATAGATTATGATAGAACCAGGAGAAGAAGGCATCGGTTTGGATGATATTTCATTTGACGATGTTATTACAGGAGGATCAGAAAGCTCAGAAGTAGCAGACGATCTCGCAATAGACAACCCAAGTGATGAAGCTGAAGAGCTTGACGCGGATGCAGAAGAATTAGAAGAGTCTGAAGACGTAGAGGAAGAAGAGGAGTATGATAACGAAGAGGATGAAGATGAAGACGAAGACTACGATGAAGATGAGGATGAAGATGATGATAGAGAACCTGTAGCTAATACAGTAGTATCTGAAATACTAGACCAGTTGGGATATGAAACTGACGAAGAGTATGATGATACGACAGAAGGTTTGTTAGCTATGACTCAAGATGTAGGAAAACAAATTGCAGAAGATCAGTTAGATAATCTGTTTGAAAACTTTCCATTAGTTAAAGATCATCTTGAATACGTTCTTAACGGAGGAGACTCTCAAGACTTTATGCAAGCTTATGATCCTAATTTGGATTACGGTAAGGTTGAGCTTGCAGAAGACGATGTAAGAAGTCAAAAAGCTATTTTGTCTGATTACTTTGCCACAAAAGGTCACGAACAAGAGTTTATAAATGAACTGCTTGAGGATTACCAGGATAACGGCAAGTTATTAGATAAAGCAAAAGCTGCACAAGGCGCACTGTCTAAGATGCAAGAGAATAGTAGAGCTCAGCTAGTACAGCAGAGAAAAGCAGAAAGACAACAGCAACAAGAGCAGCAAGAAGAATTTTGGAATGGTGTGTATGAAACTATTGAAGAAACAGATGAGTTTGCAGGCATTACGGTTCCAAAGAGAGAGAAAAACAAATTTTTTGAATACCTCTCTCGACCAGTGTCACAGGATGGTAGGACACAGCGAGATTTAGATCACGCAGGAGCAGAAATAGAAACTAAACTCGCGATTGATTATTTAATGTACAAAGGTTTTGATTTATCAAAATTGGTAGAGAAGAAAGCTAAGACATCAAATGCTAAATCGTTGAGAGATAGAATTTCTAGAAATGAAGAGCGAGTTAAAAGCGCACGAAAAGCGTCAAGGCGCAAGAGTAAGCAAGTAGACTTAGATGATTTAGATCTTAACTTTTAATTAAAAATGGCAATTTTAAAATGCAACTTAACTTAAATAAAATTAGATAATTATGAGCTTAACAGGAACAAATATAAGCGTTCAAAAGACGTTTTATAATGATTCACAAATGACAGACATGAACAGTCTGGCAAATGCTCTTTTGTCAAAACCAACTGAACTTTCTCCGATTATCACACACTTGTCTGGTAAGGATGATAAGCGTTTCCCATTATCTTTCTTAACTGAAGGAGCTGGTAACGTTCAATCAATCGACAGATTAGAGTATGAATATCGTGTGGCAACCCACAAATTGAGAACTCGTCCATTGGCTGTGACAAATGCGGGCACTAACTTAGGACAAGGAGGATCAACTTTTACGTTGGTATTCCCTGATAAACGATTTGTATTTCCTTACGTATTAGTAAACTCTGCGGGTGAACTAGCACGTATTATGGCAGAACCTAAGCCTTATGTAGGTGGTTCTGGTTGGGAATACACTTTACAATTAGTAAATCCAGCGGCAGCTACAGTATTAACTTCAGGTTTTACTGCAGGTGATCTTTGGGCACAACTATATGCTCCAGTAGGTGTTGACTTCTCTAGAGGTAACGCTTCTAACTGGCAAGCACCAGGTAAAGTGAGAAACAAAATTACTACAGTACGTAAATCTTACCACATGTCAGGACATGCTAAAGATTATGTAGCTGAGTTTACTTTACCAACTAAAGGTGGTGGTTCTACTAACCTTTGGATGGATTATGAAGAGTATCAGCACATGCTTGACTTTAAAGAAGAGTGTGAGATGTACTACTGGTACGGACAAAAAACTTATGATGCAAACGGTAACACGTTTATGAAAGATGAGAATGGACAGCCTGTTATTGTAGGTCCTGGTTTATTCGAGCAGATCGTAAACACTGATACTTATTCAACTATGACTGAAACTAAGTTGAAAAACATCATTGGTGACTTATTCTATCAAATGACAGATGCTAATCAAAAGCAAGTTACATTGTACACAGGTACAGGTGGAGCTCGTGAATTTGATGAAGCACTTAAGTCTCACTTCTCGTCTAACACTTTCAAAGTAGGTGGTGAGAATAGATTTATAACAGGTAGCGGACGTAACTTAGGATTGACTGGTTACTTCACTACTTACGAGCATGTGGATGGACACGTAATCAATGTGGTTAAATTACCATTATTTGATCATGGTCCTGTTGCACAGGCTCGTGGAAAGCACCCAGTTACTGGTTACTCATTAGAGTCATACCGTATGGTATTTGTAGACCAGTCTAACTATGACGGACAAGCTAATCTTACAATGATCTCTAAGAAAGGTCGTGAGATGATGCGTTGGTGTGTTGCAGGTTCTGTAGTTCCTAGAGGTTTCTCTGGCTCAGACGCAAGAGCATCAGACGTTGATGGTGCAAGTGTACACATGTTGAAGACAGCGGGTATCTGCTTACGTAGATTTGATACTTCGTTGGATATTCAATGTGTAGCTTCCTAATTTAGGGAGTTAAAAGAGGCGAGCATTCGCAAGTCTATATATTGGTTTTTGGTTGAGGTCGTGGGGGCTTAGTGCCCCCACTTCTTCTATTAAAATATTGGAGAGTTATACTTTACATCCACTAATTAACACTTTAAAAGTACTAGATTATGAGTAAAAAAGTTTATTTACGAGCAAAATCGATTAATAATCATTTGCCAAAGGAAATTAACGCAAGCGCTATTAGAAGACTAAGTAGCGTGTATGTAAATCGACAACCACTAAAACCTTTTAGTCCACAAGACGAGAAGAAATATTTAGATGGTATGTTAGATGTAGATGGCGGTCACATGGAGTGGCCAAAACACACCAAAAAATTCTGGTCGGAATTTACCATACCAGTAGGCTTTGAAGGTGTAGAACTAGAAGTAGGAAAGACAGAAGATGGATCTCCTATTGACATTACGGATTTTATCAAATATAATTTTGCATTGAAGCATCCTCACGTAGCATTAACAGAAGAAGAAATGAACGCAGATTCAAACAAGCGTTTTTACATTCAAGATCTGGCTAAGAAGGATATGAAGCGTAATAATGATATTCAGGTTAAGAAAGATGCTGACAAGGCATTTATCAAAGTATCTACTGATGAAAAACAAATGCGAAGAGTGTTTAGACTATTAGGAAGTATTGATCCTAAAACTTTGACTAGAGAACAAGTAGAAAACTTACTCTATGATATTAAGGAAAAATCACCTAAGAAGTTTATCAAAGTATGTCAAGATAAGCACTTAGAACTGAAAGCAGAAATCGAGACAATGGTATCTGCAGGAGTACTAAGAAAGATAGGTAACCAAGTTATCTTTATTGATGAGGTATTAGGAGAAACAATGGATGACACTGTTATACACCTGAATGACAAAAAGAACTCAGGAAAATTAACTACTTTAAGAGCAAAACTTAAAACATTAGCATCTTAATGAATGTAACTGAAATGCATATAGCTGTACAGCAAGGAGTGGATAAGATTAATTCACTCCAAGCTGACAGTTTGCTATCCGAAGAGATAGACATTGAATTAAACAAAAATATGTTTAGGTTTATCAATACCAAGTATGGTAGAAATAACCTATACAGAAAAGGATTTGAAGAATCCCAAAAAAGAATAGATGACTTACGTACGCTTGTGCGCGAGTATGAAGCTCCTGTATCATTTAAGGAGCAACTAAAGACAAGAATATTTGTTGACACATTTCAATTACCAAATGATTATATGTACTTGGTAAATCAGATGTCAAAGCTTTGGATTAATAATTGTAAAACAATATCATACAACTTAGTTAATCCACCAGCAATTTCGTTCTTTACATTAGATTTAAACAACTTTGTACTTAATAACCAGCTTGGAGATTCTACAGCATTTGTACAAAGTATAGAAATGGTAGCAGACATTACAGGCACAGATCCTACATCTGCTTCAATATGGAGTCCATCAGCTACATTACTAGCTACAGGCTGGACACCACAATCATACCCGTCAAATATAGAGGCGGTAAAACAAGACATATTAGATAATTCAGGACCTGGCTTTGATGTATACTGGGAAGAATATGAAACACTAAACTTTCCAGGACAGTTTGTAGTTATTGTAGATACAGATCAGCATGACTGGTTTAACTATGATTTATCTGCAGGAAATGTTAGCCATGCAGTAGGTAATCCTGTAGCAGGGGCTACACAACCTGCACAACAAGCAGGACAGGTTATGGATACAACATATTCTGAAAGAAGAGAGCCATTAGAGTTTTCTGCAAGAATACAAGAGGGAAATAGATTCTCTCAACAAGACGACATATTTAAGCTTTTAGATGACCCGTTTAATACAACAAAGCACACTTCTCCATTAACAACAGTGAGAGGTAGATCTATAGACGTATACACTAGTGATATATTTATAATAGATACGCTAAAAATAACGTACATCAGAAAGCCACAAGAAATATCCTTACCTTTGGGGGTAAATTGCGAATTACCAGAGCATACGCATCAAGAAATTGTGTCTATGACGGTAAGTAGCATTTTAGAAGCTATCTCTGATCCAAGATATAAAACAGCGATTGGAGAAGTTACAAAGAATGAATAGAATTATTAATCTCACTAAAATATAAAAAAATGAGACAATTATTAATTGGAGATGGTACAGCTGTAGGAACTATTACTAATGGTTTAACTGCAAGCGGTAGCATTGATATACAAAAATTATCATCTGACGGGCCCGTAAGTTTAGCTCCTGGTGATACAGTTGCAGATTCTGATAGTATCAGATTTGTACAAGGAACAGGGGGTACGCAAATTGTAAGCCCTTGGATTAAAGGAAAAAACGTTGTAGCATATGGCGGTAAATCAGGTGTAGCTCAAGCAGCAGAAGTTGCTGTAGCAACATTTACTACTAATAACGCAGCAGTAGTTACAAACTATACACTTAAAGTTATAAACTTAACTAACGGCGCTGAGCCATTTGAGTTTAAATCTTATGAAGTAGAAATTGCAGCTAGTGGTTCTGTAACTGACGTTGCAGTTGCTTTTAAAAATGCTATTAACGCTGATCCAGCACACTGGATGAAAGTAACTACACCAGCATCAAACGCTTCAGGAGTTTTATCTATCACAGGTTTGAAAAAAGGTGAAGCTAAAGCTGACGGTTCTATACAAGAAGAATTAGTTCACATGGACTTTGCTTATGAAAATGATCAAGCTTTATGTCTTACTACAATGGCAGTTACTTATTCAACTCCAGGTTCTAGAGGTGTAGGTGATGGTTTTTACATCAGAGAATTTGAAGAAGAATTACAAGGTTCTGGATTTGGATACTACAACAGAGTTGAGTTACCAATTCAACCAACACTTCACAGTGTTACAAGTAATGTTTATGACATGTATCACATTGTAGCTACAAAAGACGGAAGTACAACTTCAGGAATCAATGGCGTAGATAACTTAATGGAAATCTATATCGCACTTGATGATGGTACAGCTACTTCAACTCAAGCATTTGAGGGAGCGCTTAACCCGTATTTGAACTCAGTAGGATTTAGTTCTGTTAACTTATAATATTAACTTTTAAAAATTAGAAAAAATGGCAAATAATCCTTTAAATAACAAATATACTGCGGTTGCTACATTTGACCTTGCAGAGATGGGGACGGTAGCAGAAGCTGTATCCGCAGGATGCGCAACTCCTGTGATAATTCCAGAAGGTGCAATGATTACTAACTGTGTAGCTTTTGTACACACAGCTTTATCAGGAGAAAATGCAGCACAGACTGTATCTTTTGGTCTTGGTACTGCAGGTGTTGCAACAGGATCAGCGGGTTCTAACAAAGCAATCTTTTTTCCAGCAGTAGCTTTAAATAATACTTCTGATGGTATGGCAAATTTAGGAGCAAAACAATCTCCTACACTTGGCTTTTTAGCACTTACAGGTGCTGCAGTTACTGATGACGCAGAAGCAATTTTGAAAGCAGCTACGTATCACGTAACTACTGCTAACGAGGAAGTAATTTTAGTAACAGGTGCTACTCACGATTTAACAGCGGGTAGAGTATCTTTGTACATAGATTACGTACTTACAGGAAAATTAGCATAAGCTAATACCAACATAAGACTCACAGGGGACTAGTTTCCCCTGTAGGTCTTTTTTTATAAAAAATAAAACAATGGCAATAAATACATCTCAAACAGCAGATTGTAATAAAGTTATAATCACTGTTACAAATCCACAATCTGTAGGCGGAAAAACTGCACCAGTTAATCATGAAGTAGTTGTAACTGGTCCTAACGGATCGTTTAACTATACATTTCCAGGAGGACTAGACAATATAAGAATTGTAACAATAGAAGAAGCTGGTGGAGGTAATGGTGTATTTGTTATTGACCATTTTGTTAATGGAGAAATATATGCAAAAACAGCAGTGCTAATGGCATGCGATGTTTTATGCTGTATTGCTCACAAAATAGAAGAACTATTAGACTGCGACTGTGATTGTAACAAATGCTCTCCGCATTTTGTTGAAGCACAAAAAATATTTTTATTACTAAAAGTAGCAGAGTCAGAACTCGCTACTGTAGATACAGAAGGTACTATAGACCAAATACAAGCTGTTATCGACAATGCAAAAAGAAAATATCTAACAGCTCAGGACATGTGTGCTGGGCACTGTGGATGTAACTGTTAATTATGGCAAAGGTACTACAGACTTTTTTATCTTTTAAATACTTTCAAGATGCGGCAGGAGTAAACTATCTTATAGTTAATTCTTCTGGAGAAAACCCTGTTATAAGTTTATTACCTTCAGGTAGTATTAGAATTAGTTCAGAAACTAGACAAGTTTTAAGAGATGGTACTAACGAGATAATACAAACTTATACTGGTTCAGGAGACGTAACAGCTCTTTTTAATAATAAGGCTACCACACAAATATCTATAGTAGAGCCATCATCTGCAGAAGCTTTATCAGTTCCTTTTGGAAGCTTACAAAGATCTTTTTCATTTGATGTTGCATCTGGCAGTGATACTGGATATGATATTTCTGACGCCTTATACTATGACAAAACTGTACATAAACAACTTGTAATATTTCCAGAATCTAGAAACCCACATTTAGATACAAGCTCAAGAACAGATTTTTACTATTTATCTTCAGGGAATACAGCTTATATAGCTTCTAGTGATTTACAGAATCAGTTTTTAAATAGTATTAGATATACAAACAGAGGATCTGAATCAGGAAACTTAGGTAAGATTAGAGGAGGTTTTGATGATAATAGTGCATTATTATTTACTTGTACTCCAGAGATAACAGGCACAAGCCAGCCAAAAGTAAGAGGTGGTATCGTGTCTGTAGCAATGCAGCCTAGAGATTTAATTACAAATAGAGTATGTTTAGATCCTACAGCTTCAAACTATTATTTAACAGGATGTGTTAATGAACAGCTTCCTTGTACAGATTCTGGTGTTACTCATGCAGATGATTGTGACGGAATTGCTCTTACTTCACAAAGACTTAATAGTTATGTTAATGCAAATGGAGGATGTTGTGAATATACTACTGGCTGTGATGGATATGCAGTATCTATAGGATCACAAACTCCAGCAGATACAGATACAGCTAATGGTACTATTGATGTTACAGTTACAAATGGTACTACAAACTATTCAGCTACTATACAAGCTATAAGCTTAGACAATCCTACATTAACATACACTACAAATACTGTTAATAGTATATCTACAGATACATTTACTATTAGTAGTTTATTTCCAGGAACATATTCTATTTCAGTAACAGATTCTACATCAGGAACAGCTTGTACAGCTGAATCGTCTTTTACAATTAGAGAAGATATATCTGATGTAGATGGAAGCTATGGATGTAAAACTAACTCAAACGCAATTAATTTTGATAGCAGTGTTACTACGCACTATGAAAGTTCTTGTGTATTTTGTGATGCTACAACAGGACTTTTATTTGCAGGTAGTGGCAAATATTTACAAACATTAGGACCAGCTTTTGTGCAATTGCCTGGTGGATCTCCAAATATACCTGCAACTTCAGACCCTTCAGGTACTTCTCTTAGTGATGGTTCACTTATATTTGCAGGATTTGATTTTGCTGGATCATATAATGTTTTACCTGCTCCAAATAATTTAGATTTTAGCCCTGCATCAGAGTTTACTACTAGTAATCAGGCTAGCCCAATTGACTATAGGTTATATAAACCAAATATGTATCTAAGTCCTGGAACTGTACAAGCGACCATAGATGCGGGACAAAGCGGGCTTACTTTCATTGCTAATAACTCTACCTTAGTTACTACGGTAGCAACTACCGGAGGAGCTCATACATTTACAGGTCTTACAGAAGGTGATTATTATGTTGTAGCTGTTTATGATAATGATGGAACACAAGATGGAGATGATGAGGTAGAACAGTGTTATACAATTAGTTCCTACATGGGTGTAGGGCAAAGTGGTTGTACGGATAAAGATGCTCCAAACTTTAATCCTGATGCTACTGTTGAGGATGGATCATGTTTTGTTGAGGGAGAGACAGAAAGCTGTGATCAGCCAAAGCTTAGATTTGAACTTGAAGCGAGTTGTAATCCACAATACGGAATTGTAGATATAAAATTTACAAATTTCTTTGCTACGAATCCTGCTGTATTTGACGCAGGAGTTAATGGATTTAATGTTGCTGGAGGATATTATAATGGGCAGTTTATTAATGGAGGGTCGTCAACTTCACCTACTAGTCTTGATATAGCCGGTCGACAAGTAGCTGCAAAATTTGTTTGGTTTAATGTGCTATGCTATGGTATATTTAATCCCAATGAAAATGATGGAGCATATACAAATGGAGATATGGGGCTTCCTTCTGGCGCTCAGGGAGATTTTGATACATCGGGCGACCCGATGGGAGGCGTTATTCCAGGATACGGACAAAACTTTACACATGGTTTTGTAATAGAACATGCTGTTGTAATGGGAGATGGCACTCTGATTAGTTCAGGAGATGATACTCTTAGAGAGTTTATGATAAGCCCTAATATTAGTATTTATAGTCAATGGATTTGTGATGCAATAGCTAGTTATGGGGTTCCTCAAGGAGTTCAAGTTTCATACAACTACGGAGAATTAAATGTTTACAGTGAGAATGTTACTGAATTTATTCCTTTTACTCCAGCCCAACAAGCTTCAATGGATGCTTGCTGTCTTACAGAAGAGCCTGAAACTCCAGGATGTACAGATCCACAAGCTAGCAATTATAACCCAGCTGCAACAACAGACGATGGGACTTGTGACTACCCAGAGCCGAATGATATATTAGGATGTACTGATGTAACTGCTAACAACTATAATGCAGCAGCTACAATTGACGATGGATCTTGCGAGTATGGAAATGCAGGTTCTTGGGTTGTTAAAATATGCAACGTTTGTGATTTTGATCTAGATGAACCTAATGGATATGTTACAGAGGCTGAGTGTTTACTTGCCGCAGCAAATGAATCTGATTGCTGTTTGCTAGAAGAGTATCAAAGTACAGGCAATATAACATTTAGTAGTGGAGGATCTACTTCAACATATAATAGTGATACAGGATTATGTGATGATGATTCTACAGGTAGTTTAACTTTTAATCTTCCTGATGCAACATCTTTACTATCAAATATTACAAATCCAAATGGGGTAGGATATATATGGTTAGTACAGCATAATGCTGGTCAATTTGCATACGGAAGTTGGTTTACAGGACAGGTTAATAATGCATCTATACCAAGTTATGGAGGAAATGCTCCATATGATATACTTACAGCAAACACTCAAATAGTTTTAAATAATGTGCCTAGTGGTGCATATATTATATCTGTTTCATTATATGACAGTGCATTTCTAAATTCTAATGGAGAGATAGATCTTCCTGTTACAACAGCAAATAGTATTCTAGGACAATGCGCACAATTATCTGGTACAGGTAATGTAGTGTTAGAAGACTGTGATGACAATGCTGGTACTACTAATATTCACGGCTGTTTAGATCCAACTGCTACAAACTATCTTGTAAATTGTGCAGGAGTTTCTGTTCCAAATGCAAATGTAGATGATGGATGTTGTGAGTATGTAAATGATCCACCGCCAAGTGGATGTTTATGTTCAGATATAGCAGGAGTACTTACTTATGATCCTAGCTGCTGTCCAGATAATCCAAGCTGCGGTTGCATGGACCCAAATGCTTTGAATTATAATCCAAACGCTAATTATCAAGATGGCACATGCCCTTGTGAATATGAGTATAATGGATGTATAGAAGATTGCGATGGAGTAACCACAACTATGCCAGGATGCGTTCCAAAAGGTATTAAGAGATTATTAGATTATAATGCTGAATGTATTGCACGAGCTGGCAATAGATTTTACACTAAACATATAACTGGTCTAGGCAGTGATTGTTCTAACATGGAAACATGGAAAATGATTATTATACAAGACCTAATGTCTAGACAAGGATTGCCTTGTATATACAACTGTACAGATCCTTCAACTCCTAGTTTAGAATTTGCAGAAACATCTTGTAAAGATAACTGGATTAGTTCAGGCAGTCAGTTCTGGAGTCCTTCAAATGCAAGTGCATTTACTATAGGGTCATATGTAAGAAGACCTTATACACCAAACCCAAATAATTTACCAGCTCCTTATTATGTAGCAATATCTAATACAGGTTTGGATGTAGATCCATTTGCTAACGATCCTGAAAGCGGTTGGAAAAAGTGTATAACTTATCAGATACTAGATGAGACGCAAGATTATTTACAAAATTTTCTTAGTTTTGCAAAAGAGTATTGTAAAGATTGTGGTATACCAGCTTATAGACGAACAAGTTCAAAAAGCTCTAATGTTACAAGTGGATTTAATGTTGGAGGAACTAGTGTGACAGTAAATGGAGCTACGTTTGATGATGTAGCAGATCAATCAGATTTAACTGGTCCTTTAGGATCAACAGACGATAGCGATGAAATTGCAGGTGAAGACGATTTTGCAGGTTTAAGCTAACATAACAATAATAAAATAAAATAAAATGGCAGAAATAACATCACTAAGTACCCTTGCAAAAACTAGCGTAGATGCTAATGAATTTTTATTAGTAGCCAACTCTAGCACAAAAGCTGCTAAAAAGTTACAACTACAAACATTGTTTCCGGCAGTGTCTACAGCAGGTACAAGTTCAGAAACATTATATACTAGTGCAACATTAACAAATAAAAACCAGATAGTATTTAAGGGTATTGCTTCTGGAGATACAGGTTTGTTAACAGTAGCAACTACTTCAAGCAATATAGTATTAACGGTATTAGAAGCAGGTATAGACCTTAGCTTATGTAACAATGCAACATCAGGCTTTTTGACTGGTGTAGATTTTTCAGGTACAGTTACTGGTACATGTGCGGTTACAAATGGAGGCACAGGATTATCCACTATAGTTAAAGGGGCAATATTATATGCTAGCGCAGATGATGCTATTTCAGCTACATCGGCAATGTCTACAGATGGACAACTACTAATAGGTAATGCAACTAATGGTTATCCATCAGTAGCAACACTTGCAGCCGGATCTAGTAATCTAACTATTGTTAATGGAGCAGGTACAATTACTCTTGATGCTAACTTATCAAGTCTAGCAGCTAATCTAGATACAGGTAGTTATAACATTGACTTAAATACTAACTATATTAGTGATGATGGATCTGATAGAGGTTTATATGTACATACTAATGGTAAAGTAATACTTAACGACTCAGGATCTACACTAACAACAGGAGATGCTACAGGGCAGTTAAACATACAAGGTACAACTACTACAGCAATTAAGATAGGTAACTCTGGTGCATATCAAGCTAATTATGATATTACAACTACAACATCATCATCAGGAACTGCAGGAGCTAAATTACACATTTACGCAGGTACTGCAGGTGGTGGAAATATGGCTGGTGGTCTTCTTGGATTATATGCAGGAACAGCTACAGGCAGTGGAGCTGGAGGAAATGTAGATATAGTTGCAGGAGATGCTGCGTCAGGAACGCCTGGTAGTGTACGAGTAAGAACTTATACAACTGGAGGAACAGCAACTACAGCAATAACTGTAGACAGTTCACAAGATGTTGCAGTAAATGCAGGTAAGTTATTTGTATCTGCTAAACCTATTTATGCAAGAGCATCTAGTACAGCAGCATTTATACAATATCAAGGTGCGCCAGCTACTACAGATGATGGTACTACAGCAGTATCAGCTGCTAATATACTAACAGGTATTGTGCAGTGTACACCTACAGCTGATAGATCTAAAGCTACAGATACTGCATCTAATTTAGTATCAGGTTTGGATTTAACAGCAGATAATGATAGTTTTGATTTTAGTTTTATTAATTTAACAACTGACGGACAAGATAACGTAACGCTTACAGGAGGAACAGGTGTAACACTTGTAGGTAATATGGTAATACACGCACAGGATGCAACAGATGATGCAGTATCTATTGGTGTAGGAAGATTTAGAATAAGAAGAACCGGTGCTAGTGCAGTAACTATGTACAGAATCGGATAACATTAACCAATTAATTATATAGACAATGAAAGTAAAAATGAAAAATGGTGAGTTTGTTGAATTATTTAACGGACTAAGTGCAGTGAATTCCTTGAAAGGAGTTAAGTTTGGATTATTAGTATCTAAGAATATTAGAGTAATACAAGAAGAACTTAAGGACATCGAAGAAGCTAGCAAGCCTAGTGAAGAGTTTTTAGGACTATCACAAAAAATGCAGGTTCTTATGAATCAGAAAGATGATGAAGCAATAGCTAAGTTAGAAGAAGAGAATAAAGAACTTGTGGATGCAAGAAAAGAACAGTTGGCTGAAGTAGATAAACTACTATTAGAAGAAACTGAAATTGAGCTGCATGCTATACCAGAGGACTGTTTACCGGCAGATATTACTGGAGAACAAATTATTAACATTGATAAAATTATTGAATAATGGCAACATTAACAGCAAAATTAACATTAACAAGTAACAACGCTACAAGCGATGCATTAAATCTTAGCGTTTCAAAAACAGTAGTAGTCGGAGAGCCTATAGTAGCTATATCAAGACAGACTATAACAACAGCTGATGACCAGGAGTTAGTGGACGAAGGAACTAGTGGAGTGTTTTACTTCTATGCTAAAAACACTGACTCAACTAACTTTGTTATACTTCAAACTACAGCAAGTGTACAGTACGCTAGATTGAATCCTGGTGAGTTTGCATTTTTCCCTATAAATGACGGGGCTGGTTTAGAAGCAAGAGCTGATACAGCTAGTTGTATTTTAGAATACGCATACTGGAAAAAAGCATAATGACAAGAGTAGTTATATTTTTATTTTTAGCATTTCTTACAACTGCAGTAAATGCACAGTTTAAGAAACCATTTAAGTTTTCTACATTTTATGTAGCAGTAAATGGTGGCACATCTTTGGCTGATGAAAATATATATTCAGTAGATAATAGTTACTTAGGGGTAGATACAGTTCTAACCCCTTATGACTATTCTCTTACAATGGGCATACGTAAAATCAAGAGGTTTGGATATGAAGATAGAAGAACATTTAAAGATGGTACAGAAGCTGCTTACGGTGATGCTGCTACTATTGGCTTATCTCCATTCGAGTATCTATTTGAAGTAGACTACAGAAGACAAGAAGGTATAGAGTATTTAGACCAGCAACATTTTATAAGATATGTAAAGCCAGTATGGATGGCAAAAGTTGCATATATTAAAGAAGGTTTTGCAGACATTGAGTATTTTGAAAGTACACAAAGATTACGACTACTTGGTAACAAAAAGTTATCATTTAATCTAGGTACAGTTCAAAGACTTGCAGAGCCTTATGGTTATGATCCACTAGAAGAGTGGTTAATAGCTTCAGGACAACTACATTACACCTGCTTAGCTATTGAAGAAGGATATAGCGTAGATGTATACGAATCTGAGTATAGAGATCCGGATGGTAATTTAGTAGCAGAAAATGCAACTGTTTGGAATCAGGTGGTAATTCCTGAAGTACTTAGTAACTATGTAGAAAAGAAAAAGAATGAGCTACCTAATCAGTGGCAACATTCGTTAGTAGTAGGGTTTGATTTTTACCACTACAAAAAAGATTTTTGGTTACACTCTTGGGGTAACCTAATGCCATATCACTATGATGGTAGTGGCGAATATTCGTACCACAACTTTAATGATGGAGAACAATGGTATGACTACTCAGGAGGATTAATCTTTGGTTACAACTTAAATAGAAATGTAGGTTGTTTCATTGAAGGTAAATATAACAAGTACTGGAATAGAGAATGGTACGACTTTAAATTTGGTGTAAATTATAGAATATTTTAAAAATGGCAAAAGAACTTAACGAAGAAACAGGGTTCAACATAAGTGTAAAGACATTAATAGGTATAGGTTTTGCAATGGCAACCTTGATAGGCATGTGGTTTACGCTACAAGCAGACATAGCAGAAGCAAAAGAGCTTCCTAAACCAGAGATTTCTAAAATGGAATTTGACATGAAAGACGTTAACATCCGTCAATCTATCAAGAATACAGAGCGTAATGTGGAAAAGCTAGAAGAACGTATGATCCGCATGGAAGATAAAATTGACGCATTAAAATAATGGAAAAGAGAACAGAATGGAAACTACTTTGCATGTACTTATTAGTATTGTTTTTCTTGGTGGTCTCGCATACTGCTTTTTGTCAAGTAACCGCGATTCATTTTAACGCTGATTTTAACTCAGCTAATAATGTTGAATGGTTTTCTAAATTAAAAGAATGCGATAAGAAAACTCTTTTAATAGAAGAGGATAATAACCAAACCAAGTATGAAATAGCAATTGTACCTACTATTGTAATATTTGATGATGGTGAAGAAGTAAAACGTTTTCAAGCAGACATTAGTTTTAAAATGGTTGCTACTAGAGAAGAGATACAAGAATATATTGAAGAACTTATAATAAGCAAATTCTAATGAACAACTTTACAAAATTTCTATACGCTTTTATAATGGTTGTAGTATTTACTGCATCTACAGCATTTGGACAATGTCCTAACGGAACGTATCTAGATATTATAATTAACCCAGATCAATATCCAGAAGAAACATCTTGGGCTGTATTAGATGAAAACTTAGATACTATAGTTACTGGAGGTCCTTATGATAATATAGTTGATTACTCACCTCAAGTTACACAGCTATGTGTACCTAATGGTGATTACGAATTTGTAATAAGTGATGGATATGGAGATGGTATTCAAGGTAGTTTATGGGGTGGACAGGATGGCTCGTACTACTTAGTAAGATGTAACGACACAATAGTTGAAATAGATTCAGCTAACTTTGGTTTTGTTTCTTATCATGGATTTACAGTAGAAGACTGCGCACCTCCTCCGCCTATATATGGCTGTATGGATGATAGCTTTTTGGAGTTTTTACCAATAGCAACTGTAGATACAGGAATGTGCTTTACAGAGAAGGTATTTGGCTGTACTGACTCTTTAGCTTATAATTATATAGACTCAGCCAATACAGATATACTAATAGATAGTTGTACTCACACACTAGAGCTTACAGATTTAGCTGGTAACGGCTGGGCTGGAGCGTATTTACAAGTGTTTCAGGGTAACAACTTTTTAGGTATATTTACTCTTGATGATGGTTTTGATACTACGTTTACTTTTGATTTAAGTATATCAGAGCCTATTAGTGTTAAGTTTAACATAACACAACAATCACAGTTTACATCAGTGCAATGCGGCTATAGTGTATATTCTGATGAACACGTAGCTATAGATGCACCAGGAGGGTTTGCTAGTCCTTTGGTACCTTTTGTAATAGTTAACGGAATGCCTTACTGTGGTGATGAATGTATAGAAAGAACATATGGCTGCATAGATAGTCTAGCAGTAAATTATAACGATACAGTAAATACAGATGATGGAACTTGTTATTATAACCCAGGGTGTACTAATCCACTTTATTTGGAATATGACGCGCTTTACGACTACAACGATGGTTCGTGTGCTACGCTGGTTGCATACGGATGCATGGACTCAACTGCACTTAATTACGACCCACTGGCTAATACTGAGTTACCTAACTCTTGTATTGCTATCATAGAAGGGTGCACAGATAGCACAATGTTTAATTATAATGTCAATGCAAATGTTGACGATGGAAACTGTATTCCTTTTATGTATGGGTGTACAGATGTGACAGCATTTAACTATGACAGTTTAGCGAATACAGACGATGGCACATGCATACCGGTAGTCTGGGGTTGTACCGATGGTACAGCCTTTAACTATAATCCATTAGCAAATAGTGATGATGGAAGCTGTTTACCTGTAATTTTTGGGTGTACAGATAATACAATGTTTAATTACGATGCTAATGCAAATACAGATAACGGAAGCTGCATACCTTTTTACTATGGATGTACAGACAGTACAGCAATTAATTATGACGGCAACGCAAATACTGATAATGGTAGCTGTGTCTATCCTGTGCCTGGTTGCAATGATCCGTCCGCTGTTAATTACAATCCGCTTGTTAACGTGGCAGACAGTTCGTGTTATTATAGTGCTGGGTGTAACTCTGGTGATGTATACTATATTCCTAATGAATGTTTTGAGTGGGTCATTGCAATAGATCCTTATTGTTGCAATACCGTGTGGGATGGAGGATGTGATAATTTATATGCTTATTGTGTAGACGGATGGTCAGGACCAACTGATGTAGCAATGTTTGAGAGACTTGGCATGTTACCTTATCCAAATCCATCAACAGGTATAGTAAACTTTACAGCTGAGGTAAATATAAAAGTATACAATATGCTTGGCAAGTTAGTATTACAAGATAAAACAAATACAATAAAACTTGACAAGGGTATATACTTAATTAAGATTTCTAAGGAAAACTTAAATATAACAACAAAACTAATTATAGAATGAAATTAGAAGTATTAAGATTTAGCTCACAAGTAGATTGTACACACGGTTTGTTATTTGAGATAAATGATTTAGGCAGACATTTTTTATGTTACACTTTAGAAGACGAGCAAAGAGCTCTAAAAGTAAAAGGTGAAACAAGAATACCTGCTGGTACATATAAAATAGAACTAAGAAAAGAAGGAGGATTTCATGCAAGATATGATAAAAAATATCCTGGTATACACCGTGGTATGCTTCATGTTACTGATGTCCCTGGTTTTGAATATATTCTTATTCATACTGGAAACACTGACGAGCATACTGCTGGTTGTCTTATCGTTGGAGACAGTCAAGAAAACAATCTTATTCTGCGTGATGGGTTCGTTGGTAAAAGCGTTAATGCGTATAAAAGGATTTATCCGTCTATTGCTAAGGCCATAGAACAAGGAGAAGAAGTAACAATAGAATATATTGATTTTGATTAATGAAGTTTATAGGTCAGTACATACAAGACTTTATTGCTAGATTTAGAAGCGATGTTTATTTAGAAAATATAAGCAGCGGTACTATTGCTAGTGGCGGTAGCTTAGGCCTAGACTCAAATAATAAAGTAGTAAAAGCTTCTGCATCTGCAGCTCCAGACGCTGATGCTACAACTAAAGGTATAGTAGAGTTAGCAACTACTGCAGAGGTAACCTCAGGATCAGACTCGACGAGAGCTGTTACTCCAGCGGGGCTAAACGCAGGCTATCAAGGCACTACAAGTATTGTAGCTGTTGGTAGTATAACAACAGGTGTGTGGAGAGGTACTGCTATAGACCAGGCTTATCTAGTTGGACAAAGCGGTACAAATACTGGCGATCAAACTAGTGTAAGTGGTAACGCTGGTACAGCAACAGCACTAGAAACAGCAAGAAATATTGCAGGTGTAGCTTTTGATGGTACAGGAGATATTTCATTAAACAATAATGCTATAACTAATGGAGCAGGTTACACAACCAATGCAGGTGACATAACCAAGATTACAATTAGTGATGGTAGCTCTACTACAGATATAGCATCTGGAGATGCAACAGTACAGTTTTTAACTGGCGAAGGTATAGATGTTGCTATAAACTCTCTTAGTGGAACTGTAAAACAAGTTACATACTCAGCCGAGGATGCTAGCACGTCTAATAAAGGTGTAGCTAGTTTTAGCTCTGATAATTTTGCAGCATCGTCAGGTGCTATTAGCATAAAGTCGGGCGGTGTTGATTTAACAGACGAAGTAACTGGTGCTCTGCCTGTGGGAAATGGAGGCACAGGCGCGACAACTTTAACATCAAACTCTATATTAACAGGTAACGGTACATCTGCGGTTCAAGCTGAATCAACGCTGTCTTATGATAGTGAAATACTTGATATTGGAGCTGATGATAATAGCGCTGCTCAGATAAGAAGATTGAGGCACACTGACGATGAGGGTGGGGACTTTTATATAAGAAGTGGCGATGCCACTGGTACAAACAAAGCCGGTGGAGATTTACAGATATTTGGTGGTAGAGCAACTGGTAACGCTGCTGGTGGAGCGGTAATAATACAAGCTGGAGAAACTAATGCTAGTAGTGGAACTGCTCTTAGAGGAACAAACGTAGTAGCTAGCTTTAGAACTGATGGGGATACTATTCTACAAGGTAATCTTATATTTGAAGGATCAGTACCAGATGCACACGAAACAACTTTTAGTATTACAAATCCAACAGCTGATAGAACAATAACGGTTCCTGACGCTGATGTAGATTTAACAAAAGTAAGATCTGCCTCGGCTACATTAGATGGTGTTGTTGAATTAGCTACAACAGCAGAGGCTGACACAGGAACTGATACAGCTAGGGCGGTAACACCTGCAGGTTTAAAGTCTCACGTTGATGCTAGATTTGCTTATCAATACATAAGCTTTACAGGTAGTGCAACAGTACCTTCAGATGGAGACTGGATGACAGTTTCTGCTAATGGTATATCTAACCACACATGGAATACAAATCTAGGTTCTGGTGGCACAACAGTGGGCAGTTCAACAGTTACAATACCTACCACTACTATTTGTCAAGGTATTATTGTACCTTACGATTGTACCCTAGTAGGTTATACTAGTTTGATAAGAAGTGTTGGTAATCATCAATCTAAGGTTGGGTTAGCTGTTGGTGTGCCAACGTATAACGATTTTGCTACATATGATTGTACATTGGTAGCTTACAATGCTGCAGATACTAGCGCTGGACCTGATAGCAACTATAGTCAAAGACCTGTTAGAGCAGATTACTTATCAGCTAACCGCTCTATGTCAGCAGGGCATGTGATATTTCCTTTGATTGGTAGTGTAGCAAGTAACTCAAGAACCGTGCAGTGGAACTGTACTTTAGTTCTTAAAACATTATTACCGTAATGGCAGATATAAAAACAATGACACAAGAGTTGACGGAAATGTCAGCAGATATAGAAGAAGCAATGCTTAGTGGAGATTACACTGAGGTTGTAACTATAATAAAAAAGATGGTAGAAAAGCTAGACGAATTAGTAGAAGCACAAAACGCAGAATGAATTACGTATATAAAAATATAACAACTACAGTTCCACAGATTCTTATTAAAAAAGATGACGGGGGAGTTACTACTATACACAAGTGTCAGATTGCTAATGTAGATAGTTCAGACTCAACTGTAAATCTATATATAGAAGGTTTTAATGAAGATAAAACTATTAAAGTTCATGGTAGTAAAGATAATGGTAATTATAATTCAACTACAGATGACTATGTAAATAAGGAAAGTCAAAATATATACTATCAGATAAAGAGTGTAGTAATACCTACAGGATCTACGTTAGTATTATTTACAGATCATCCATGCAGCCATAGTAGTGGGTTTCAGTTTGTTATAGAAGCAACACATAGAGTAGATGTAATTTTAGATTATGAAAAAAATATTACAATACAGAGAGTAGTAAATAGAACAACTAATCAATATTAATATGATACAAAAAGTAATGGGCGGCCTGTTTGGCAAGGTACTAGACAACGCTGAAGGAATATTAGATAAAGTAATTACAACTGATAAGGAAAGAGATCAGGCTAAATTAGAACTGCAAAAGATATTACTAGAAGCAGAGCGTGAAGCTTTTGCTAAAGAAGTAGAGGACAGAAAGTCTGCAAGAGACTTATATAAAGATGATGCTATCATTCAAAAAGTGTTAGCAACTTTGTTCACTGTAGCGTACTTTGGTATTAGTTTTGTGATGTTTAATCACTTTGTTCTAGGAGATATAAACCTAGGAGAGTTTGAAATTAGCTTTATTTCTACTATCTTTGGGGCAATGTCGGCAAAAGTTAACACAATTGTTGATTTCTTTTTTGGCGGCAGTTCAAAGAAAAACAGTAAAGAAGACTAATAACCAAAACCAATATTATGACTAAAGATGAAGTTAAAGCTTTTCTAAGAGAGAAGCCTGGCTACCTAAAAGAAGGTGCGGCTAGATTATCAGAGAAGCTAAATTGCAGTGTAGAAACATGCAAACATGCATTAACAGAAGCGCGAATAGATGCAAAAGGATCTGACTTTGATCTGGATAACGTAAGTACTTCAGAGATAAGTGAGTTCAAACAGTTCTTAAAAGATAATGAGATAGAAGAAACAGATGTCAAGTCTGTGAAGTTTTGGCAAAATATGCAAGGGGACCACAGGTTCTCTGTCGTAGTCAAAGGAGAAGACGATCTAATGAAGAAAGCAAAAGAAGAAATGGTTGCACTTCTAGAGTCTTACAGCCCGAAGGTTGAAAAGGATTACGACGCCGTTCAAGACCCAGTAGTATATGAAATTTCCTTACCAGATATACACTATGGTAAGTACACTGGACAGACACTTGACCAAGCTGAGGAAGAGTATATGAATACTGTAAAGGATTTGTTGTCTAAGGCGCAAGGCTTAGATGTAGAACGAATTCTATTACCGATAGGTAATGATGGTATGAACTCTGAGGGATATTCCCGTGCTACCACTAAAGGTACACCTCAGCAAGATTCAGCAGAATGGCAAGAGACATTCGTAGGGTATTGTAATCTTATGGTAAGAGCAATACACTACCTAGCCAAGTCTGCACCAGTAGATGTGGTTGTTGTACAAGGTAACCATGACTATGAAAGAATGTTTTATGCAGGTGAATACCTGAGAGCATTCTTTAAAAATGATGATAGAGTTGATGTTGATAATAACTTTGACTCTAGGAAATATTATAAATACGGAGTTAACTTAATTATGTTTACACACGGAGATAAAGAGAAACCAGCTGAGATGCCACTTATAATGGCAACTGAACAGCCTATGCTATTTGCACAGACTAAGTTTAGAGAGGTTCACTGTGGACATAAACATAAAGAACAAGTTAATGAATATAGAGGAGTAAAGGTAAGATTTATTCCATCTATCTGTGGCAACGACGCTTGGCATAAGATGATGGGTTATGAAGCCAAGAGAACAGGCCAAGCACATATATGGAGTAAAGAACGCGGATACGAAGGTTATTTACAAACGAACATATAACAGATGACATTAAATGAGATTGCATATAATATTTTAAATTTAGTTAGAGGAGGTAGATCTAGCAATAATGAGCATATATCTACTAGTCAGATTAAGTTTAATGTAAAGTACTACAGAGCTATGCTTATACGTAGAGACTTTGCTAGAAACGGTATAATCACTAGACACCTAGAACAAGATCTAGGATGTTTAGAATTAATAAAAGTTGACGCTTCTAAATGTTGCAATCTTCCTACTGAGTGTGCTGTCTATAGAACTGTTAAAAAGGTACCAAGAACTGTTAGATTTAATTTTAGTGATGCAATTACACACGTTGGAGATGTTAGTGGTACAGGCACTATTCCTATTGTAGATTCAAATGCAGTACAATGGTTGCCTTACGATAAGTATACTAAGAACAAAATGAAAGCATATATGATTGAAGATTATATCTACATCTATAATGCAGACGGTTTGAAGTTTATAAACATTAGAGGCATCTTTGAAGACCCTGAAGATGTTGCTTTATTTGATTGTGATGGATCTGATTGTTATAATGACGATATGGATTTTCCTATTCCTATGGATATGTTACAAACCATCACACAAGGCATTATGAGTGGTGAGCTTATGATGCTTGCATCGTCAGTAAATGACACAACTAATGACACGTTGCAGGATCAGGGCAGACCTGCAGCACCTAAACAATAACTATAATTATAAATATTTTTAAAATGAGAAAGAAAATGATGTACGGAGGATCTAAGAAAAAGATGATGATGTACGGTGGTAAAAAGAAAATGATGAAGGCTGGCGGAGCTAAGCCTGATTATCTTGATATGGATAAAGACGGCAATAAGAAAGAGCCTATGAAAAATGCTGTAAAGGATAAGAAGCAGGCCAAAGGTAAGAAGAAACCATTTGTAAAACAGCCGGCTATTGGAGTAGATAATAAGCCTAAGTTATTGGCTAAAAAAGGTGGACTAATGAAGGACCTTAAGAAGCAGCAAAAGGAAGATAGAAAGGAAATGCGTTCAGGTCAGAAGGAAGCTAGAAAAGAGCAGAGAGGTCAGAATAAAAGAGAGCGTGTGGCAAAAGGTCTTAATAAAAGAGCAGATAGAAAAATGAAAGCTGCTTCTAGAAAACGACTAGCTGGTGATCAAGCTACTGCTCAAGGTAAGTTAAAGAAGGCTGCTAGAAAACAAAGAAAAGCTACTAAAAAAGGTGTACAAGGCGCAGCAGCAAGACTATCCGCAGCTATGTACAAGACTGGTGGATTTTTAGAAATGCCTGTATTTGATTTAGACAGAGATTAGTGCAGCACACGATTTCTCATATATACAATGACTATGTAGAAACTGACAGCAGTGTATCTAAACAAGCCTTTGTTGATATATGCAGTGAGTTTAACATGATGATTATAGATTACATTCTAGATGGTAAAGAGTTTAATATGGGTTATAACCTATCAACTCTTTCCATCGTAAGAATGGAGAGAGATCCAAGAAACCCTGGCATAGATTGGGGTGAATCAAATAAGTATAAAGCTGAGTTGCTGGCAAATGGTGATGAGCTTTTTGATAAGGACACTGGAGACGGTGTCAAATGGCACATATACTACACGGACAGTGAGTATCTTAAATACTACTGGCGTAAGGGTAAGTGCAAAGTAAAGAACAAAACAGTTTACAGATTTGATGCTACACGAGGAGTGAAGGGTAACAAAGGTAAACTGAAGGAGTTAGACGAACTAGATTATTTAAAATTTAAAAAGAATTAGAGATGCCAAAAGACGCGTGTTATCATAAAGTTGTAGCCCGTTACGGTCCTAAGACGTCTGCATACAGAAGTGGTGCAATGGCTAAGTGTCGTAAGGTTGGAGCTGCTAACTGGGGAAATAGTAAAAAGAAAAAGCATGGTGGAATAGCTAATAGTATTCTATCTGATACTTACGGAAGTAGCCGTACTCTTAAAAAGAAGAAGTAATGGCTGTAAGAAAGACTGCTGCAGGCGCTAGATTAAAGCGTTGGTTTAAAGAGAAGTGGACAACACCTAGTGGTAAGAAGGATTACTCTAAAGGTGAAAATACATTTAGACCTACTAGACGTATATCTAAGGATACACCATCTACATGGTCTGAATTGTCAAAATCTGAGAAAGCAGCAGCGCAGAAAGAGAAGAATACTAAAGGTAGAGTTAGTAGATATAAAAAGAAAAAGAAAGTTAAACGTGCAAAGGGTGGTGGATTTATATTACCTGGACCAGCAAGAATATGATTATGGCAAAGACAGCGGCATGGACAAGAAAAGCAGGCAAGAACCCTAGCGGCGGATTAAACGCTGCAGGTAGAGCTTCTTACAATAGATCAACAGGAGGTAACTTGAAAGCTCCTAGTAAGAAGAAGGGAAACAAAAGACGTTCTAGCTTCTGTAGTAGAATGTGCGGTATGAAATCTAAGCGTACAGGAGCTAAAGGTCAAAGAGATCCTAATTCAAGAATTAATAAATCGCTACGTGCATGGAACTGTGGTAGCTGTAGTAACTGGAGATAAACATGGCAGTATATAAGAACATATCAAGTAAGATGATTATTAGAAAGGTTTTCAGAGATTTGAAGCCTACTGGGGATGAATGGATAGATGATGCAATAGAGTGGATGGGAGAAGCTTTAGAGCATATAGGTGCAGCTTCACAGCTGTGTCAGAAGCAGTGTGTTCTTACTATTGAAGATCACAAAGCATGTTTACCAGGCGACTTGTATTTTATAAATCAAGTAGCTATCAGTACAAGTTCTACTCCTGAAGCAAGTGAGGAGTTAGATGTATTGACAGAGCAGGTTCGTAAACTACGAGCTGAAATAGCAGAATATAATAGCACTCTTGAGGATGATGTTGCAAATAGTAGCAGTATTACCAATGCAGACTTGAATGTATATGACACACAATATAAAGCTAACGTAGCAGAACTAAGAGAACTAATCAGTAGGATAACCGTTTTAGAGGGGATATTTTTTAATACTGATAATGGAGGTGTGGGCCTACAGCCTTTGAGCTATAGTGCTAGCACCTTCCATAAATCTATGCACTGTGACGATTGCGTAAATGAATACTCAAACCACATATCTAGTTATATAGTGGATTGTGATTATATAAAAACATCTTTTGCTTCTGGTAAAGTTTGTATAAGCTATACAGCATTTCCAATAGATGATGATTGTTTTCCAATGGTGCCAGATGACATAAGTTATAAAGAAGCTATGTTCTGGTATATATACAAACAAATGTTATTAGGTGGATACGACAAGCCTAACAATAAGATAGATTATAACTTTGCAGATCAGAAATGGCAGTACTATTGTACTCAAGCTAGAAATGCAGCTAACTACCCAGACATAGAAAAATACGAGTCTTATATGAATCAATGGGTTAGACTTGTACCAGATATTAATAGGCACGCATGTTTCTTTGAAGAATTAAATGAAAGAGAAACTTTATATAGAGGTTAATGGCTAAGTATATAAAAGGATTAAATAAAGACACAGCTCCAGTAGATCAGCCAGAAGGATCATACAGATATGCTAAGAATATGCTATCTAATGAAACTGCTGGTGCATTATCTAATGAGCCTGGTAACATAAGTGTTAACTCAGCTATAGCAAATGGACATAAAGTTATAGGTAGTATTGAAGTTACAGATGATACTGTAGTTCTATTTACTACAGATAATAGTGATGTTCATCACATATATATCTATGCTGCTAGTACAGATTCTGTAAATCTTGTATTAAGAACTGAGCCTGTAATTAACCCTGCTCACCCAATAAATGCTGGGGGTAGTGATGCAGACTTTGATTTAAAATTTAGTTGGGATTACCCTATAGAAGGAACATATAAGTTTGATCCAGATAACAATCTTATAGTATACTGGACAGATAATAATAATCCTCCTAGATCACTAAATATTACAAGACAAATAAACGAAAGCACTACCGCTAGAATATATGGTGTAAATCCTTTTACATCTCCTAACAAAAATTACATAGACAGACTTAACTTATTTCCACACGCAGGTCCAGTTCCTAGAATAGCATTTGATAGAATTGCAAACGGAGGCGCACTAAAGTCAGGAGTATACTATTTGTTTTTAGCCTATGTAGATCAAAACTTTACACAAACTAACTATGTATCTTACTCTCTAGGTGTTCCTATTGTAGAAGACGATGAGAGTGTAGCCCCAATAGAAAGATATGATGGGTGTGAGCCAGATACACAGACTGGTAAATCTATTGTGTGGGAAGCTAGTAACCTTAATACAGACTATGAATTTTTAAGACCTATTGTAGTTTATAGAAGTAAAGATGCAGAATTTGCATTTAGACTAAATGATATAGATATAAGTTCTAATTCTACTACTGTAATATTTTCAGGGCTAGAAGGTTACGGGTCTTCTTCAGTAGAAGAAGCTATTATAGATACAGTAGCCTACGATACAGCAAAAACACTAACACAGCTAGATAGTATATTATACCTAGGTAATTTGTCTGGAACAAAAGATGTGGGATACCAACCGTATGCAAACTTTATAAAAGTATCATCAGTAGTATCTCCACCTTTAAATCCGTTTGATCCTTATGAATTAACCATAGACAACCTAGACTATGGGTATTTAAATACAAAACCTTACACACAGGTATTATCAGGTATAACAAAGCAGGGAGGATTTAGAGATATAGACAGAATATCTTCTACTAGAAACGCCCCTGCAAGTAATCCTGGACAAGTACACAATAGAAAAGGGTACACAAGAGATGAGGTATATGCTTTTTACATAGCGTTTATACTTAATGATGGTAGCATGTCTTATGCATACCACATACCTGGTAGAACTCCAATTACAGTTGCAGATGGGTCTCAAATTAGAAAGGTAGGAACTAATAATCCTATAACAGGATCTATTTCTGAAGACGACGTTCTTGAAGATCAGGACCTTATAGACCTAACACAGAGTCAAGGTCAAATGTTTCACTTCTATGACTTTTCTATATTTGGTGCTGGAGTAGCTCGTAATATGAATTTTTGGCAAAACAAAAACGAGTTCTACCCAAACACAGATGACTACTTAATGATTAATGCTAATGATCCTGCAAATACAGTAGAGGATTTAAGAGGTAGCAATGTTAGGCATCATCATATGCCATGTAATACTAATAGTAATAGAAGAACTATAGAAGGAAGTGATAGTACAATTACTCCAGCAACAGATACAACTACCTCAGTATACTATTTTTATTTTGACGGGTTTAGTACTAATCATGATGACGATGCTCAACAAGAGCTAGATAGTATACTTATAGATACAAATGATACATCTGCAAATACTAGTGCTATAGATCAGACTGCGGGTTTTGGCAATGACTGGGAAAATGGTAGTGATCAGCTTCAAGATTCACTTGGTTCTATTAGTAACTGGCAGTATCAACTTCCTGAAGGCGGAGAACAAGGATGGTTTTTATGGGACACTAATTCTAACAGTGGTGGAACTACTGCAACTATTAGTAGTGTTACCACTGACTCTAATGGTATTACAGATATAGATATAAATCAGACTGCTAGTGGCGGAGGAATTTTTACCGGAGGCCTTTTTGGTACAATAGACCAAATAAACCAATCACCTAACAGTGTAGTTGGTTATTTTGTTTGGGAATCAACAGTTGATGCTATAAGCGCAAACGGATCAATTTCAGACAGAGTACGAGCTTTAGGTGTAGAGTTTGAAGATATAAAAATACCACAGAGTATAGCAGATAAAGTACAAGGATTTAGGATATATTATGCAGAGCGTAAGCATTCTAACAGAAGAATATTAGGTCAGGATGTAATAAAAAATACTAGTAATATAAATGATATAGATGTTAGTGCATGTGAAGGTGATCCTGGTAATGGAGGAAGTGAAGATTTTATACTGTCTCCTGGAGTTCTTTTTAGAGGCTCTATAAACACAGCTACTTTCCACGATTTTTATCTGTTAAATAATAGAAACAGTTTAGTACCTGCTACACATACTAGTGAAGAGTATAGAGTAAGAATGTTTTCTTTACTAGGACCGGGTAATTCTTATAATGATTTTCAAAGCTATCAAAGTGCTGGAGATGATTGTATAATGCAAGACTCTTATGTAACAGCACATCTTGGTAGTCAGTTTATAGCGTACACAACTAACAATACACCTTTTTATCATTTCCCAATAAGAGAAAAATGTAAAACATACTTGAATGGTGATTCTATATATGATGGTAGAGGTATTGGATTTGGTAAAAGAATTTTTAATGTTGGAGGAGAAAGCTCTATACTTCTAGCTTATAACCCTGATAGAATGCCTGTGCAGAGAGCATTTAGTCATCCTGGAGATGGAACAGCTGCTACGCCGTGGCATCAAGTTCCTTCATCAAATGATCCTTTTTCATACGAAGTTCCTTCAACACAGGTAGAGCTTAAACTGCATAATTTACATGCATTTAAAACTGACATGTATTTATCTTATGATACTCAGGAATTAATATGGACAGGGTTTGAGGTATTAGGAGATGAGTTAGATAACTATACGGTTGAATCTGATAATACATCTACTGTTGGAGCTACACATAGAACTGGTAGTGTATTTGGAGGAGATACTTTTATATGTAGACACGGGTATCGTATTACACATAGACCTGCATATAATGGTCCTTTTCCTAGAGATCATAAATCTTTATTATATGTAATAGCTGAGTCTACAGATAATATAAACTTTAGGCATGAGCTTACCAATGAAAGTTCATACTTTCCAGGATCTCCTGCAAAACGAATGTTAGATTTAAAAGCTGAGATAGATCTTACTAAGAAAGATAATATGAAATATGATGAATCATTCTCTTTGGGCATTGCAGATATAAAGCCTGCTATACCATACCCATTAAGAGAGTCTGATCCTAGCATATTTAAAACAAGAGTACAAAGATCTGCAAAAGCTGACAACTCAAGTCTTATAGATAACTATCGTGTACACTTAGCATTACAATTCAAAGACTTACCACGTAACAGAGGTGATTTATGGAAGCTTATAAGTCTTAATAACTTACTATACTTACATACAACAGATAGTTTATTTAGAACTAAGGGTAAACAATCACTACAAATGTCAGATGGTACAGAGTCTTTTGTAGGTAGTGGTGATATATTTACACAAGACCCGGATGAGGTTATACAAACAAAGTTTGGTTATGGAGGTACACAATCACAGTGGGTATGTATGGTGACTAAACACGGATACTTTACTATGGACTATAGAAATCGTAGAGTGTTTATGTTTAAAGATCAGCTGTATGACATAGGCAAGACCGGGTTAGAGTCATGGTTTCAAGATAATATTCCATTTGCATTAGAGCAATACGGTTTAGATACTAGTTACTTTGATAATCCTATTATTGGTATAGGTTTTCATGCAATGTATGATGAGAGATATGACAGGGTAATACTAACTAAGAGAGATTTAAAACCTACTAAAACTTTTATAAATCAATATAATTTAGGTAATATTATATATGATTCTAGTATCCATAGATTTAGACAAGGTGGTCTTATAATAAAATTTGATAATTTTACATTCTTTGAGAACTCAGGTTGGACTGTATCATATGATGTAGAACTAAATGTGTGGGTATCATTCCACGATTATGTGCCTTACAAATATACTAGATCTGCAGACGAGTTAGCTTCATTTACTGAAGGGTCTACAGGTATATGGGTACATAATGATGAGCTTAACAGAGGAAAGTTTTATGGTACAGACTATGCATCAGAGTTTGAGTTTATATATAACTCAGGTAAAAACTTAGATAAGACTTTTTATAGCTTTGAGTACATGATAGATGTATATAATACTAATAATGTTTTGATACATGATCAAGGCTTTAGTAGTTTCTATGTTTATGATACTCATCAAATATCTGGAGAACTAGATATAGAGTATATGATAAACACTAGACGCATAGGTAATGCATGGAAAATAAATAAGTTTAGGGATATGGCAGCCTTGGTAAACACACCAGTAGCCGCAGGAGCAGGATCTAACTTTGGCGTACCAGGTGCAAGTGTTGCGGGTACAAATATAACAAGTAGTTTAACTTCTGGAACCATTTCACCCATGTTTAACATAGACGGCATGAGCGAAACTGTAAACAATGCTTTTATAGATGCAGGAAAAGTGTGGAACAATCAACGTAAGTTCTCAGATAAATGGATAGGAATTCGCTTAAAATACGACAATATTACAAAAAAATTAATAAATTTGTATTCCACCGAAGTGGCTGCAAAAAAATTCTATAGATAGTTATGGCAAAGAAAAATAATAATGGTGGTGGTAACGACACAATAAGAGTAAGCGCAGACGATCAAGCACTTGTTAGAAAGAAACTTCAGAATAGGTTTAATGGTAGAATACCAAAGAACGCAGTTCTTACTTATAATAAAACTACCAAGAAGTACACATATACAGTTCCTCCAAGCATTCCTAAAGTAGATCAAAAAAAGGAAGGCGGATACCCTAAGAGTGACAAGAATGATTTTATGAAGCGTATGGGTTATTACCAAGCAGGTGGCTTAGGAGCTGCACCTATGTATGGAGCTAATACCATGCCTGGTGCTCCAGAGACTGCGTCAATTACTTACACGGAAGCAGACCCTGCTAAACTAAAAGCATTGGAAGATGAGCTAAAAGAAGCTCAAGAGTCTACAAAGTATCAAGATGAAGCAGAAGCAGAAGTTCAAAAGCAAGCTTCTACTATTAGTGGTATAGAACAAGGATTATCACAAGGTGTAAAAGGTGCAGATAAACTTGGCCTATTTGACAAGATAAAACAAGCTGGTGCTGCTAAAGAGCTTGCTGCAAAAAAAGCTGCTGAAGAAGCAGCAAAGGCATTAGCTGCTAAAGAAGCCTCTAAAGTAGTAGCTACTCAGACTACACAGAAAGCCATAGAACAAGCAGCGCCTGGAGCATTTCAAAAGGTAGCACCTAAAGTAGTTACAGGTGTACAAACTGCAGGTATGAAAGCTGCACAAGAAGGAACTGCCCAGTTAGCACAGGCTACAACTAGCACTGCTGCCGGAGCAGGAGCAGGTATAGGTATGGGTGGCGTTGGAGCTATTGCATCACTTGCAGGTGAAGGTATTAAGATGGCATCTGATGATCAAGATGCTACTACAATGAATGTAGGAGAGACAACTGGTTCAGCTTTATCAGGTATTGGTACAGGTATTGGTGCAGCCATGACAACTGCAGCACTAATGGGATCAACACTAGGTCCTGTAGGTACGGCGGCCGGTGTTGTAGGTGGAGCTATATACGGTTTAGGTAAAGGACTTATACAAAGAGGTAAAGCTAGAAGAGAAGAAGGAAAAGCTGAAGATAAAAAGAAGAGAGAGTTAGGAAGAATAGGAGCAAAAAGACGAACAGAGGAAATGAAGTCTAAAGAGTACTCAGGCTTTGACTTTGGTACTGATGTAGCCAAGTACGGTGGTTACTATCAAATGGGTGGTGTACAGCTACCGGGCGGTAGCATGAATCCTATACCAGGATCTGATGCTGTAGAGTTTAAAGGGCAATCACACGATGAGGGTGGTATCATGGTAGATCCTATGACTGAAGTAGAAGGTGGAGAGACTATGGATCAAGTTACTATAGCTAAGAAGGGCGGTAAAAGAGACTACTTCTTCTCACAACACTTAAAGATGGGAGGTAAGTCATTTGCACAGAGACATAAAGAGATACTAAAGAATGGTGGAAGTCAAAGAGATGTTGATGCTCTAGCCAAGCTACAAGAAGATAAAGCAGGTAGAGATCCTAATGCTGTAAAACTAGGAGCAGGTGGATACAATATGTATGATAAGGGAGGAGAGTTTATGGACTTTACACAAACCTCATATAATACTGTAGACAGTCCTGTGTCCTGGGATGATGAAACACAAAGTTTTATGACTGATGAAGCTCGTAGACAAAGAGAAGAGCATTTTAATATGATAAATCAGGGGTATATATGGGATGCTGAAAATGGTGTGTATGTAAAACCTGAAGAGGAAAAGAAAGAGGAAAAGAAGTCTACTACTACTAACACTAATAAAAGAAAAGAAGAGACTATAGAGTATATTGAGCCTAAGACAATTGATAAGATAGATCTTCCAGAGTCTGAGATTAAGTTAATACCGGCTGTGTTGCCTGATGACTTGAAAGATGATGATAATCAAAAGAAAAAGAAGAGAGTATTACCTAGGGGTGAGTACCTTAAAGATCAGTTTAAGAAAGGTTTAAAGAACAGTGATCTACTTACAAGTGCAGCACAGATAGGTCAGCTTATACCTGCAGCCGCAGCATTTGCTACTAAGCCTAAGTACATGTCTGAACCTGGAAAGGTTAATAACATAAGAGCTGAAAGATTAGATAGAGTAAGTTATAACACAGAGCGTGCTCAGAATGCAGCTGACGCTAGGGCTATGAACAGATTTATTGAGACTAGTGGTATTGGACCAGCTGGTATCATTGCTAAGATGGCAGCTTATGGACGTAAGCAGACTGGCGATTTAAAGATTGCTGCACAAGAATCTAGAGTAAACACTGAGATTGGTAATCAAGAAGCTCAAATAGCTATGCAAACTAAGATGGCTAACCAGCAAGCTAGATTAAACAACATAAAGAATGCTATGTATACTGATGAGTTTAACAGATCTGCTGATGCTGCAGTAGAAGATAGAAAGTTGATGGCGTTAGACAATGCGTTTAAATCTATGGCTACTATGAATACTGATAGGCTTAAGTATGATGCTCAAGAAAGATTAGCACGAGCTATCTCTGGAGGCACGGGTGTATATACAAGAGAGCAGATTGGAAAGATGGTACAAGATAGTCTTGGTCTAGATCCGAGCAGTGCAGAGTATAAGAAGGCAGTTCAGGATTACTACATGCAAATGCTTAAGAATCAGCAAGAGCAACAAAGCGCTATGTACGGCGGAGTTAAAAAATATATTTAATTATGGCAAACAAGTATAGTAAATATAGTCTTACACCTTATGTATCTCAATACGTAGACCCACAAAGTGTACAAGTAAATCAATTACTAAGACAGCGTTATGATAATAACAAGCAGAAGCATGACTTAGTAGAGAGAAGCTTAGCTGGCGTTCAAGTGGGTGGTGGCGATCAGTATATAAAGGATAATGCTATAGCTGATATAAATGATAAGATGGCAAACACAGTTATGGTAGGAGACTACGAAAACTCTGGTGCTATTGTAGATGGTATTGCTCAAGACTTTGCTATGAATGAAGGACTTAAGCTAGCGTCACAATCTTATGCAAATAGACAGGCAGAGATAAAAGCTGCTCGTGAGATAGAGATGAAGACTGGTAGAAAAGTGCTAGACTTCAACGTGGTTAGAGATGAAGAGACTGGAGAAATAATTGGGCATGCTTTTGATGCACACAAATCTTTTTATCAAAATGAAGATGGTTCTATGACTCGTAATATATACCACGGTGGTACAGAGTTAATGATGGACTATGATGCTAAGAAGCAACAGATGCTACAAGGCATTGCTAAGTCTGGATCAGAACTAGGTCCTAGTGATATTTTAGGACTGCTAGAAAGATGGACGGGTGTTAGTGGTGCTAAAGCTGATAGAATAGCTGAAGGTTTACTAGAAGAATACATATCAACATCAGAAGGACAACAAGAACTAAAAAAGCTTACACAGCTTGACGGGCTAAGTCAAGAAGAAGCATACAACAGTATAGTACAAAGCATGAGAGATGTAGCTGAGAAGCAGGTAGGTATGGTTCCTTCTTATATGCAGGCTCCAGAGCAAAGCGGTGCATCAGGGTTTGGAGATCTTAGTAATGTAATGGTACTACCAGGTAACAGTGCTATTGATGCAGGTATGGGCACATTCGAGCAAGTGGAAAAGGATTATGCTGCAGCGTTAAATGCAATGCGAGATGCAAAAACTAATGAAGAGAAAAGAGATGCTCAGATACAGCTAGCTAACATAACTAATAAGCGTACCAACATGTTCGCTAACTCTATGAAGAGTGCAGGTAAAGATGCAAAAAATGCTTACAAGCTAATGCAAGGTTTATTTAAGGGTGACAACTCTAAGTATCAGGTTATAGAACCACTGCTTATGGAGTTGGTTGCAGATCAATCATTCTTTGGCACTGATAGAGCTTTTGGTGGAGACGTTAAGAGATCTATTTATACTGCAGATAACACTCTATTTACTCGTACTAGCTTTAGAAATGTAAGATCTCCAATGCTAGGGCGTAAAGGTGAGCTTAAGAATTTAATGCTTCAACTAGGAAAAGGTATTAATGATATTAATGACATGTTTGGCACTAACTACACTCAGGATGATTTAGCTAATATTGAAAAGATTGCTGAACAATATTATACTATACATAAAGATAAAGGCGGGGATGAGTTATATGAGCATCATACTAATACAGCTTCAATTAAAACTTCAGATAGAATAGCTTTTGCACCTGAAGGTTCTTCAGAACTTAATAAAGTAAATAATGTGATGAGAGGCCAACTATCTATGAATGACTTTAGCTTTTTGAGAGCAGATGGTACTTTTGCTAGCACAAACGATATGGAAGAAATAATAGAAAGCGTTGGAACAGAAGGCGGTGCAACATTTGCAGGACTTACTATGCCCGATATGTTTACAGGCACGCAGGCAACTTTAACATTAAACTATAAAGGTAAATTCTACACAGTGGAACCTAAAAATGTTAGTGAAGGTGCAAAACATCATGATCTTATGTCTAGCATTGCAGAGAGTTTAGGAATTTCACAGCAGTTTGAAAGTAATGAAGGGGACTATGATGCTTTAATTCATGGTGAAATGACGTTTGCTGACTTTAATAATAAAAAACAACAGCAGCAACTAGCTCCACTAGTTCGAGCAGGATTTGATATGAGCACTATTATGCAAATGGTACAAGATCCTATGGCGTTTGATCATAAAAAACTTCCATCAAAACAACAAGCTTTAGCTGCCTACACGTTAACTAATTTAATTAACATAGAAAATAATTTACTAAATTTGATTGGAACTCAAATGGGTATAAGCAGTTTAAGTGAGCTTAGAGAAATAGAGAGTAATCAAGATCATCCAAAACACAATCAGTATAAGGCTATAGAAAAAAGTTACTTTAGCACAACATACGATCCAAAACTATTAGGACTATAACATGGGTATACTAAAAAATTTAATGGAGTTTAAATCTGAGATAGATAAAGATACAGGTTTAGAAGAGGGGTTAACAAAAGCAAAAGAGGCTGAGACTTCGTTGGACGTAGATCCAGTTGAAGGTCAAAGCTTTATGGGTCTTACTCGTAGAACATCTGCAGATCAAAAGTTATTTGAAGATGCTTCAGAGGGAGCTGCAAAGCTATATGAAACTCCAGACTTTCTAAGAGCCCCAATTAATATTGAGAATGATGACCTTACAGATCTAGCTGCGTATGGTCAAAGCAATGCTACAGAGTGGGGTAACGCTGTAGGTAAACTAGCTGGTAAAACTGCTACAGCTACAGTTGGTGGTATAGGAACTATATTTACAAGTTTGCATGGTTTGGGTAAGTATGCAATGACAGACGCTGATGCAGCAGACTCTTTTAAGTCTGTATTTGATAATGAGTTTACACGTGGTCTTGATGATATAAACGAAGCCTTAGACTACAACTTACCTAACTATATAGCAAAAGAAGAAAGAGACTTAGGGTTTTTTAAAAGCTTAGGTACAGGGAACTTCTGGGCAAATGATTTTACTAATGGGCTATCTTTTATAGCAGGTGCTATCCTAACAGAGGCGGCTTTGACAGCTACTACCGCTGCAAGTTTTGGTGGCGCAGCTCCTGCACAAGCTGTAGCAACTGCAAGCTTGCTATCAAAAGCAAAAAAGATATTTAAAATTGCAGGTAAAACTGCAAAGACAACTGATAAGATGGGTGATGCTGCCAGGCTAACTCGTGGAGGGCTATCAGCTATGCAAAAAGCTAGGAGTGCATCCAAGGTAATGAGACAGCTTGTTACAGGTGCTGGGTATGAGGCAGGTGTAGAAGCAAGACATCACTTAGACAGTGTAGTAAAAGACGGTGTAGAGGACTTTGTTTCTAAGAATGGAAGACAGCCTACAGATGAAGAGCTAGCTTTTATAAAAGACCTAGCTACACAATCAGCTAACTCTGTATTTACAACTAACCTCGCTCTTGTAGGTGGTGGTAACATGCTACAGTTCCCAAAAATATTTGGACCTGGAGCACGTTCTATGTCTGGAAGCTTTGGAAAGATCATAAGAGATGCAGGGAAGCAAGTAGCAGCTCCTTATAGAGCAGCATATAGATCTATGGGTAAAGGTAAGTACGTTAGTGCTGCATACCACGCTCTTAAGAATCCATTCTACGAAGGTTTTGTAGAAGAAGGTGGACAGTCATGGTTAAGTAATGCAGGTAGGCACGCATCAGCTGAGTACTATTCTAAAAAGGATAGACCTCATGGTGTTAACGCAGCATTAGACTTGATAAGATCTTTGGATGATACATTCATAGAAACGTACGGAGCTAAAGATACACAGAAAGAAATAGGTTTAGGGTTCTTGCTAGGTGCCATGGGTATACCTACATATGCTAAGTCTCAAACTACTGGTAAAAGACAGTTTGAAATACAAGGGGGTATCGTAGGTGCCATCAGAGAGCAGAAGGATAAGAGAAGACGTACAGATAGATTAGTAGATTATCTAAATAAAAACCCTAATGCGGCTGCTACTATAAAGAACATGCAGACTAACTTCGAGAACTTCTCTAAAGCTACAAACTTACAGCAGGAGATGGATGCGGCGTTAGCAGAACAAAACATGTTTGCATATAAAAATGCAGAGAATGATCAGATGTATAGCTATGTAGATTCTAGAATACAGGCTGGATTGTTTGAGCATGTAATGGAAGACTTTGAGGCTGTTAGAGAATCTAGTAATGAACAGTTTGCAAGAGATATGGGCTACGATACCTCTACTATGACTGATCAAGAACTTACTGATAGAAAGAATAAAGTAGTAGATTCTGCAATAGAAAAGGCTAAGAAGATAAAGAAGGCCCATGATCAGATAAACAATAACCCAAAGTTTGCGCAGTATTCAAAAGAGGTAAGAGACATGCTAACACATGCAGTAGCTGTAGCAGACAATGTAGATTTAAGAGAAGCTGATTTACAAAAAAGAGTAAACGAGCTAGCTGGTACTACTATAGATTTTGATGCTGCATATAGTCAAAAGGCTCCTACAGTCAATAGGGAGTTACAACAGATAGAGGATGTGCTTAGAAAGGATGATACATTAGAAGACAGTAGTCCTGACAAACTATCACCAGAAGCTAGAGCGGAGTTAGAAGTTGCAAGAGATGCCCTGCAACAAAGTGCTTTAAATGGTTTTGGTCAGAACACTCGTGAGGATGCTGACATTATGAATCAGTTTATAAATAATAATCCTAACGAAGCTGCTAAAACAGAATCTCAAGAAGAGATGCTTTCCACACTTAGAGATCTTAGAATGCTTAGAGCTAGACGTGAGCAGTTTATTGATTTATATAATAATCTGACTGACCCTGAAGGTCAGAGAGAGGCGTTCCAGCAGATTGAGTACTACATGGACGACTATAATAAGGAAGAAGCTGAGCGCCAGGCAGTAGCAACTCAGCAAGCTGTTAGAGAGAATGATAAAGTAAGGTTCTATAATGAAAACAGAGAGAACGAAGTTGGAATATTAGGCAAAGACGGTAAAGAAAAGTTCTATAGATTCTTAGATCCGACTACCTTATATAATGTAAAAGATGCTAATGACAAAATATCAATGGATGATATTATGTCAAATGGTGATTATAGACCTGGCGTATCTATACTAAATCAGAATGCAATAGAAAGACGTAAAGTAGCAGAGGCTATAGAAAGAATACAGAAAACTGATACCTCAAGACTAGTAGAGATACAGAAAGAAATAGAGGAACTAGATAAAAGACTGAACTATGGAGCTGAGGCTATGAGAGCCCAGCTTAAGAGATATGAAACTCGTCGTGATGAAAAAGGTAGGTTTGTAAGTATAAACCAACTAGAGAGTGATATGATGCTGGCAGAGTCCCTGTATCAAGAGCTTGGTGAAAAGAGAGATAAACTGCAAGAAGACGCGGAGCTTATAAAAGAGAATGCTAAGTTCCTAGATCAGATGTTGAAAGAGACTGAGTCTGCATTTATGCTTCCTATGGAAGATAGACTTGAGTTAGAAAAACAACTAAAAGAACAAGGCCTACAACAATTAGGAATATCAGGCACCACCTTACAGCCTGATGGTAGCGTTAAGCTGTCAACTAGAACTGAGTTAGATACAAATGCTCAAGGATCTATAAGTAGAACTGAGCAGGCTTTAGAAGAGTTGATGGATCAGATAGCTGTTCTTGAAGATAGTGCACAAAAAGCAAAGAATTATTATGATGTGCTGAAGGATATACTTATGGAAGACAGGTTCTTCAATGCATATACAAAATTCAAAGAAACATATCCAGGAGCAAATCCTCTAGATGCTGCTAAGTTTATAGAGTTTTCTAATGAACAAGCTGATCTAGCTAATCAATATCCTGAGTTTGCAGATCTATTGGTAAATAGACCAAAGATGTATTCTGAGTTCCAGGACTTGTATAAGAAAAGAGAAGATCAAAGGTTCTTGGAGGACGAGTTCTTTGCCACAGAAGAGAAGCTAGAAAAACTAGAAACAACATTGCGTGCCGCTAAGCAAAGAGAAGCAGCTATGATTGATGCCTTAGATAATAAATACAAAGGCATGGAGAAAGTACAGCGTAGTATTATATTTGGTACAAACTATAACGCCTTACAGAAGAAGCTCTCAGCTATAGTTATAGAAGAAGGTAGAGTATACGACCAGGTGATGGGCAGGGGTGTAATTGCGCCAGCTCCTAAATCTAATGAGGCTGTAACAATAGATGGTCCTAGTAGAACAGCTGACTTTATTTCTAATGAAGATAAGACACATACTAAACCTAATGCATTTGATATAGGATATGGTAAGACTGGTGGTATAGACGTAGAGAATAAGTTTGAGGATACCAGTGAGGAGAACATGTCTTTAGACCAAAGAAGATTCTTTAAGTTTGTTGACAGTATACTACCTACTGATATAAGAAATGATAAGTATGAACTTCGTGCATTCCACAGAGGAAATGTAGAAAGTGCAGGTTTAGAGCAGAAAGACATAGATGCATTAAACCAAGACGAATTCTTTACAGGTTCAGAAGCTACACCGGAAAACGCTGATATAGTACTGGCAGTTTACGACAAAGTAAATAAAAAATATGTTAGATCAGAGGATGGCGGACTTATATACACAAAACAACTATTGCCCAATGAAGATGGTAGTAAGTTTTCTGGTGTAAACGAAGACAACAAAGCTCAGTTTGATATTCTTACAGAGGCATATAAAGTTTCTAGAAAAAAGATTTTATTGTCTAGAGGGCCTGTGTCGTTTAGAATTTCAGGTAAAGGTAGAGGCACCGCTGTTATGCAGAAAGACGCAGATGGTAACTACGTAAAGGGTGCTGCTCTAGGTAGAATAACAAATGATGAAAAGAAACTTAAGAAAATAAAAGTTAATATAGCCACAGGTGTAACAGGTCCTGATGGGTTTACAACTATACAAGAAGGTGGTAATAAGTATAAGGTAGTTAGAGGTATGCCATATGCGGCGCACAAAGGCTACCCGGTACCACTAGAAACTAGAACACTTACTGATACAGAAATAGAAACTGCTGTACAAATACTTGCAGCATATGGTACAAAGCTACATTCAACTGATAAAGATGTTGCAGCTGCTGCCAACATTATAGAAGGCACTGATGTTCAAGTTCGTCCATACCTTAATAGTTTAATTGGATTTAACAGAAGAGCTACAGACAGTCCTAACTCTAAGTCATTTGAGATATATGCAGCAAGAGAAGGCGATGTAACATACCTAAACTTTGGCGGTAATAAGATAGATATAAGAAGTCTAGATCCAAACGCCCCAGCTGATGTAGTTAACAGCACTGACGCTGATGGGAATCCAATCAGTACAACTGTAGATATATATAACGAAGCAAACGTACAATTGTTAAAAGAGTTCTTAGCTACAAAGAATCACAACATAGATAAGAGCCTTTTAAACAAGCCTAATAAGCCATACACATCTGTAGTTGTAACACCTGAAGGTACACAACCTGGTGTTACATATGATAGCTACAATGACTATCTGTTCCTACAAAGAGAGGATGGCACCACACCTCCACTTACTACAGGTATAGTTCCAATGTCTAAAGATGTAAACAATACACAGATAAAGAGAACATACCTAAAGTATGACTATGGTCAATCTGTAGCTCAGCAGTCTCCTATTACTCCTGTAGCAAAAACAGATGCACCTACAGACCTTACTGAAGGAGCACAAGAAGACACCGGTCTTGATACTCCTGATATGGTAGTTGGACAAGACTACAATCTTACTGTTACCAAAGCGGATGGCTCACTTATAGGAACCTATGAGATAAGTAAAGGTAATGATAACAAGATAATTGTTAAGAGTGATGATGTTGACACTAATGTTGTAAAGATTATTGACTTCTATAATGCTCAGAAAGATTTATCATTTATGGGCGCTGTATCTAAAATAAAAGAAGTAAGCCCTGGCCTTACCGCTGGATTTGAAATCTCAGAAAAGAATGTTATAGTTCCACCAAAAGTAGATGCTGCTAAACAGACTAATCCTACTAGTGTGGATCAGGCTATACTAGAAGCGTACAGTGCACAAGACTCCGAATCAAAGCAAGCTCCGTCTACTGTAGACATATTAGCTAAGTTCGGTGGGCAGATGGAAGATCCTACTATGGGACCTGAAGTACAAGACTTGTTAGCTTCTGAAGTTACAGAACAATACAAAGCTGCTAACATACCTGCAGAGATAGCATGGTTTGAAGGTAAGTTTCCTAACATACCAATCAAAGTAATAGACGGACTTATTGATGGTAAGTCATATGGTAGAACTTTAAATGCTGCTAGAGTATTACTATCAGATCTAGCACAAGAAGGTACAGTATATCACGAGGCGTACCACGTAGTATCAGGTAGATTTACTACTCCTGAAACTAAGCAGGAGATAGAAGATGCATTCACAAGACTTACTGGTCAAACAGAAAATATAGAAGAGGGACTTGCTGAAGAGTTTAGATCTTACATGTTAGTAGGAGATAAGTATAAGATAGGCAACAAAACAAATAAGGATAGTAATTTTATAAAACGATTCTTTAATGCAATCAAAGAGTTCTTTAACACAATGCTTGGTAGAGGGCCAGCAGCGGACAGACAAAGATTACAACAGTTCTTTGATAGTATTAGAGATAACAGATTTGTACAACCTGTAAACAACCCGGACTTTGCAATGTCCATGGATAAGCGTATTACACTAGCAGATGGTTCTAAGATAAGCGTAGATCAAAGCAAGGCTATTACAGAATCACTAACTCGTATAATGTTTGGACACTTGTTTAATGGTCAGGTGGCTGGATTCAGTATGGCTGACTTGTTAGACTTGTCATCTAAGAATAACTCAGATGCAAAGAAACAAAAGATGCAGGAGTTAATGAATGTTACGTATCGTACATACTTTACAAATCTAAATAAGATAAGACAAAACGCAAGCGCAGAAGTACAGCAGGATATAGACAACTTAGCTGCGATGGTTTATCACAATACAACAGCTGTTACACAATCTGTATTTGACTTTCTAGAGCAGTTTAAGGTACAACTAGAGATAAAAGAAAATGCAGAGTCTACTAAGCTAAGAGATAGCTACAATATAAATGAGAATAATGAAATTAATCTAAAGGACACTGCCCCAGCTGCTGTAAAACTATTAATTGCTACACTGCCTGCATCTAGAAGTATGAAGAATACAAATAGTGCTTATGGTTTAGGACTAGTAGACTACAAGCCTTTCTTCAATCTAGTTCTTAAAAGACTAGCAGGCACTGAGTCATTTGCAGATCAGATAAATAAACTAAGAGAGTTAGCTATAGAACACCCAGAGTACGCTGACATAGCTGGTACACCTGGTCCTATTACAACTCTTATAAACAGACTGCAGGTAACTAAAGATGCATCTGCATTAACTGCTAATGAGTTTAAACTACAAAGACAGTTTAGACAGCAGTTCCATAAATTTAATAGTGAAGATATTATAGCTATATACGACGCAGAGAATGGACATGTTACATTTATGCCTGCTAACGCAGATAGAGAGTCTGCTCTTATCATGTCAGAGTTTAGAGCTAACTTTAAAGAAAGAGTACAAGAAGGTAAAGGACCTTTCTCTGTAGATCCAGAAACTGGTAGAGTAGTGATAGAGCCGAATAAAGCATTTAATGTTAATGGTCGTCAAATGACTCTTGCTAAGCTTGCAGGTAAAGGAGCCAACATTAATGAGGCTGATGCTCTTGCAATATTAAACTACATGGGTGTAGAGTTTACTAACCCAGAGTCTCTTAGTACTAAACAAAGAATGAATATTCTTTCAGAGCTTGTACCATCAGAGGGTACAGGTATACTATCTAAACTAGTAGAGCTTGGTGAAGAGGGCGTTAGTATAGAGGATATATTCAGCAGAGAAAGCGGAGCGTTTAGTAGATTTAAAAAGATTATAGATATACAAGCTGATAGAACTGAAAAGTCTGTGGACCTACAGTTCCAAACAGCTGATGGTAAAACTGCTTATGGCGTAATAACAAATAACTTTACAACTAATATAGTAGGTAGACTAAACAATGGTCGTGTACCTGAGTTCTTTATAGATCCTGAAACCGGGGAACTAATGGAGTCTGTTAAAGGTTCTATATTCCTAGAAGGAAGTATGGGAGGCATGAAGATAGGTATGGGTACATTGAATGGTATCAAGAAAGAAGGTAACCGTAGAGGGTTTGTATATGAAAACAACTCGCCTTC